TAGATACGATCCGTACTTTATTTATTAGATACGATCCGTACTTTATTTATTAGATACGATCCGTACTTTATTTATTAGATACGATCCGTACTTTATTTATTAGATACGATCCGTACTTTATTTATTAAACTAGACATCAGGCGGATCCAAAAGGAACGTGTAGTATATTATTTCATATGCGTTAGGTGGTGGCCCTTCGCCGCCGGTGTCTAGGTACGTTACGAACGGGGTTGACGGATCTTTCTTTTGGGCGTAGTACGGGACGATGAGCGGATTTTTAGAGAGATACGACGATAGAGCGCATCGTATGTCTACCTGTATCTGATTAGTGACTAACGATCTAGATGTTGTGAGTTCGTTCTTCAGTACGGATGTTTCGTAATCGAGCTCACCCGCGTTAAAAGCATTCAGATCAGTAGCGTACAGAAATACGTTCCGGATTATCGTGCATTCGGCTTTATTTGTTATAGGAACACCCCACGCCCACACCCATATGTTGTGCGCCGTGTAGTGCCATCCTACGAACTCTATCCGCGAGCTGAATAGAACTTTCTTATCCTTGTCGTAAAACGTATGGATCATATGGTTCGAATTCTTCCGGATCTTTATGAACTTCTCATTCTCTTCCGGCGAATCGGAATAAGGGAACTCTACACCATCTGCGCTTTTTATCCAATACTTGATCTTTTTACGGATACCGATGTACTTCGCCGTATTCTCATCGTAGTACTTCAACGCGTTCGGTATGATAGACATGACCGGGTTTATAGTTTTACTGTCATCCGCGTCATCCGAATGATCGGCTTTGATATCCGTCATATAATATAGTAGCCGGATAAATACTCAACAGATCGCGCAATAAAATTGAAATATTTTTATTCTAAACCGTATGCTATAACTATTTCTCATCGCATGAGCGGATCGGGGTCGAAATCGGTTTCGAATGTAAAATCGTCAAAACCAAAGGATGTACAGCATATGGCTGAACAGTCTAAGGCTGAACAGTCTAAAACTACAAAAAATGTAAAATCAACAAAGCCAATGCTCAAGTCGGCGCAAGCAGATACCGCCGGTCAAAATTCACAAAATTCGTCGAATACTGTGAATACATTACGCAGACCGTACGCCCTGAAGATAGAGGACCCGGATTACATTATGACGCCGGAAGACATACGGCTGCGTATTATGAACGATTCGAATGTCTACATCAAACCGGAAGACATCAACAGCGTCTTTTTTCGAGTCGGGTTTGACTACAAGATCCGACACATCGAGACGTATCAGACGGCGATGATCCACGAGTCTTATATGGTAGATCGCTTAACAGATAACAAGACGCTCAAACTGATCAGAGACTTCGAGCCGATTACACCAGATCGGGCTGCAAAGGCTCTACCACTTCAAATTAAATCGTACGAGCGGTTAGAATTTTTGGGCGATTCCGTCATACACTACGTACTTGCGAAGTATCTGTTCGAGCGGTATCCGGAGATGCATCAGGGTGATCTGACTCTGACCAGATCTAAGATCGAGAAGAAGGACTCTCTGTCGAAGTACAGCAAAGAGTTAGGGCTGCATAAGTTCGTGATGATCGGGTACTCTATCGAACAGGTAAACGGTCGCATTACAAATCCGTCTATTACGGAAGACGTATTCGAATCTCTAGTCGGCGCTCTACTACTAGAAGCCGGGATCTTGAAAGCAGAAGAGTTTGTGATCAAGGCGATCGAATACTTGGAGGACATACCGGAGATCATACGGACCCACGATAATTACAAAGACAAGCTGATGCAGCACTATCATAAGATCGATTCCAAATGCCGCCACGATCTGAGGTACATCGATGAAGACTTCGAAGACAAGAATGGCAAACGGAAATACCACACCAGGGTCTACGATAAGATGACCGGCCAGTTCCTTGGAGAAGGACAAGGCCGCTCTAAAAGATCCGCCCAACAAAATGCGGCAAAAGATGCTCTGCTACAGATCGGCCTGATCGGTACAGACGAAAATAGCGACGAGTATCTAGAGTTCGATTTCGATATAGACGAGGTACTTGACAATCAGTCGCATTAGCAATCAGTCGCATTAGTATTCATTCTTGGGTTTGGTCGGGCTTTTTATTTATATCACGCGAATCGTATATGAAAGCCGTGATCATTAAGTTGAACAACACGCACATCGATTGTGTGAGGACAGACGTACTAGAGCAGATACAGGATATCCTAGAGGATCAGGATATCTGTGTAATGCGGGATATTACAGATCACGATAGCTATAACGCTCTAGTTATGGACACCCTACTCAAATCCGTACCGCTAGAGCTTGTTGAATCACAAACAGAATTACAAATAGAGTCACAACAAGAATCACAAGCCGAGCCAAATAGCGCCGATCAAAATCCATCGCGGATGAAGTACAACATCACAAGCACTATGGCGTACGTGTATGAGGAGCGAGACTATGCGTATCTCTGTAGCTTCGTATCTCTAGAAGATTTGCTGCACAAGGATACGATAACTGAAGAGGAGTACAAGGCGTACAGTAAGACGCACAGTATGAATATCTTCGCATCTCAGCTGACGTCATCGAACGTCGCGTCGGATGCCATTATAGTCAAGCTGAAAATAGACTACACGATAGTCAAATATAACATCGCGTCGAAGATGGATTACTCAAGTATCGTAGAGTACCAGTTCGCCCGAGACTTGGAATCCGTATTCAAACATCGCGGTATTATATTATCGGCATCAGGAGACAAGACCGGTTATTTTTACATACAGCAGCCTCTAGAGAACGTAATCATGACGGACGCGGATTATTCGAAGCACTACAGGTACTACGAGTACGAAGTGTTCAACCATATCGTTGTGATGTATATTGATATACGCGAGACCGGTACAGATCGAATAAATAAAATCGCGTCAGAGCTCGCCGGATCTACAGTGTACGGCGATGTACTTATATCGTTGACGAAAAAGCCGATGTTCGATGAGCAGCCTAGCTTTGTCAGCCTATCCGATAAAACGTTTAGCATGATACACTTTTTGATGAGCAGGTCTCACGATATACTCAAACTTCCGGGATCCGCGACGGAGTACATTAATTTTTACAAACTACTAGAGCTGTCGCAGCAGCGGTATGCCGATCTACCGGTACGCCAAATATCTAGCGAATCGCTGAATGTTGAATAAGCATATACGCGCATAGAAAAATTGAAATTTCGGATACGCTGAAAAATCCATACGGTCGCTTCAGATTACACTACTCAAAGGATGTCGGAAGATTTTTTCGGTCGGAACAATCGGGACGAATTAGCACCATGGCATCTTTCGGGCAAATGCCCTACATGTTACAACGTTGTTGAGCATGTTTGTAACATTCGGCGAGAGACGCGCCGCGCCATTCTGAGCGGTGAACGATCTAACGTGAATCTCAGCCGTATGCCGAACTCAACTAACTTTGAGTGCCAGTTCTGCACTGTTCCGATTTTGCACGTATGCGCATGCAAGAAGAACTGATGGCCTGACTTTGGCTCTACAAATAACAAATATCAAATATTTTCTATTATACTGCAACGCATCGGGCTGCGTGTAATCGGACATCATTGAGACGCACAGCCCATTAAAAATGTACAAGTATAATATAATCACGATCGGCACTAAACCCGATGCAGAATATGAATATGGGTATGGCTAATATGAACGGCATGGGCATGAATCCGATGGGTATGGGTATGAACATGAATCCGATGAATATGAATACGGGTCTGTACGTTCCAAAGTCTGACGGCACATCAATCGCTTCTATTATGCAAAATAAAAAACAAGGGAGACCAAACGCCGGCATGAATACTAGTATGGGTATGGGTATGGGTACGGGCATGGGTACGGGCATGGGCATGAGCGCAACACAACCGTACGGCCCGGTTGAGATAGACAGCCGGTACGGCTACGGTGTAGACAGCAACGGGTATCCCATTACAGCACCACGTACTGCGCCAAGCGATACGCAGTCTATGAGTTCCGACAGATATAACCATAGTCAGGATCGGTCTCAATCGCCATCGCAATCGCATTCGCCATCGCAATCGCATAACTATAACGATGATGCGGAGTATTCGAAGATCATGGAGCTTGCGAACGACGTGTCGAACTCTCTTGAAATTTTAGAGCAGAATGAGAAACAAAAAAAGAAAAAGACAAGGGTTCGTGCATTAGACACAGATGACGATAATGATGACGATAATGATGACGATAATGATGATGATGATGAAAATATAGAAAACATGGCTGACAATGGTAAAGATGCTGAACAGAAAGAATCAGATATAAATGCGTCTGACCGTAATAATGTTCGTGATCGTGATATTACAGACTACGATTACGACTACAACTATGGCATGATCATAATAGAGCCGCTACTGCTGCTGACGATTTACGTTGTACTCAGTCAGGATTTTATGATAGACTTCGCATCCAGATACATCGAACAGCTGAATCCTGTCAACGGCGGCATACCGTTATCCGGCATCATAATTTGGGGCATTGTACTCGTCATACTCTTCATGAGTCTGCGCAAGTTCGTACAGTATAAATTACAATAGAGCATCCCTGTACGCTCGATCTATTTTTGAAATAATTTTATGGACTTCGGCATAAGATTTATCGGATTCTTGGACCAGACCCTGAACGTGTTCGTTTTGAAGTGCGTCGTACGCCTCGTATCGTGTATGCGTACCGACACTAGTAGCCGTAGCCGAAATAGAGCATACACGAATACCATGCTCGTACTCTTTCGTGTAAAACTCGTAATTTTGATCGTAGTCTACGATGAGCGGCATTAGTTCGGCTGAGCATCTGACTCGGATGCATATGACCCATACTGCTTGAGGTTGTAACGGATCGTATATCGTGTACAGTCTCTCTTCGTAGTACAACTCAGATCGTACGCGATCCGTTTCAGATCGTACGCGATCCATATCATCCGTTGTCTTGCTTTCAAACACCGTGAGCCGATGTATCCCGTTCAGTACGCGAAGCTTTGACTTGTACGATCTGATTATGCGACCCAGTTTGGTTTTAGCCGTATCCGAATTCGTACTCGTACTTGATGTATGTGAAGTACTGACGACATAGTTTGCGCTTGCCATCTTGTCAGAATGGACCGGTTCGGCTAGTACGGTTTTGCATAGTTCGACAGAGGTAGACGGGTTTCTAAATAGATCCGCATTTTCACTCGAACCAAAGATGGAGACCATAGAATCGATAAGAGCGGTATGAGTAGACATATTTGCTTTTATGGCTACAGATATATTTAGCGTATAGAGTTCGCGGTTCAATTTTTATCGGGCAGGGCCAAAAAGTTGAAATTTAATGAGGCTGATAAATACGATACGTATAATTTCATTATAAAAGTAGTCAACACACAACGTTCAATCAACGATGCCGGGCACTAAAACTCTACACCAAGATCTGAAGCTGAAGACTCAGCCTAAGACAGATCTGAAGCCAGAGACAAAAGTTACAGATCCAGTTACAGAACCAGTTACAGAACCAGACACGGATCAGTCGACACAGGTTCTAGGATTTGTGAAATATTTTACAACGGCGGTTCCGGATGCCTATATCCATCCGATCAAGGACTACGATACGATCATCACACATACAGATGATCCGGAGTCTGTTGTACTACAGCTCATCGAATCTGTGTTGAGCGGTACGGATGTTTCGGACATAGATATGAATTTGCAGCTGTTTGAAACGTGTCTCATGAAGCAAATGAGATCTATTCATAGCATGCAAAATTTACTGTCTACGATCTACAGCACCCTGTTGAAAGTCAGCTCAGATATCAGAACGACTGTGACGGCTCAGATTGAAACAAATACGTTCGTATTCGCGAATTTTACGAAGCTTCGAGCGTCTTACTTCAAAACATCGTCGGCCGTACGGTTCTATTTGCAGAGCGCTTTGGATCGGATCCAGTTCCAGTTCCAGTCTGCTGATGCAAATTTGAATACGAGTGAAAAAATGAAAACCGGCTTCGACCTGTTCAACCTTCTACGGGACTACGCGTTCTACGATGGTGTGATCCGCCACACGTATCCGTACAAAACATCGAATCTGTACATTTTCTCTCTTTTGAGAAAATTCATCAAGACGGACGAAGACGTACAGACTCTGTACCGTCTGATTATGACGTACACCGGCTTCTCTTACTCTGTGACAGACAAGGCTATGCGATCTAAGATCTTCAGTTCAGACATAGATGCCGATCTGACGCCTGTGTCTATCACGACCAGATTTCTGAAGAAGTACATCAACGATCTAGATACGCTGATACGGCAGCTGTGTACAATGGATACAGATAGCACAGACAACACTGCTGATCCTGCTAACACTGCTGATACAGGCAATACAGCTGATACAGCGGACACAGATCCCAAGACCAGGATCGACAACATTGTTTCAAAGATCCAGCGCACTGTCAGCCTATGCATCAAGCTTAGCAATAAGAAGGATCTGCTGAAGCTGTACAACGAGTTCATGCAGTCTAGGATCATGGACAATGAATCCGACATCCAGATCGAGAGTTTCATGCTGAAGCTGTTGATGCCGATCTATTCGAACAATCCGGAAGCGTACATGTCTATGATGCTGTGTCTGAACGATGTAGAGAGCACGGCTAGTCTGAACGATATATACCGGAGCATCGAGATCCAGAACACCGGAACGTACGAATCTTTCGACCAGTTCAAGCGCTCTAACGTGACGCACCAGCTTCTGCGGAAAAACGTATGGCACATCTTCGGCAAGAAAGATAAGTCTGTCGTGAAAGTATTGAATACTAGTACGCTGAAGATGTACGCCGATATCTTTGACGCGTTCTATTCGAAGATCATCCAATCCAACATCGGTCTCTTCTACCACAAGAAGATCCAGATCGATCAGTCTCAGTCTATCGCGGAGTTCGATCTGACGATAGGAGACGCATGCTATGTTGTGACGGGCAACCTGATCCAGCTGAACATACTCAACTGCATATATGAGACGCCGGATATCAGCGCAACTGCCCTAGCTGAGAAACTTGGCACGCCTCTCAAGAACATCGGACCCGAGTTCAACTCTCTCATCGTGTCGAAGCTTGTTAAGCGCAACAACAAGGAAACAGATACTCTGCGGTTTGCCATGAATCCAGACTTCACATCCGACAAGCCTGTTATCGATCTAGTCGAGTGTCTTGAAAAAACAGTTCGGATGCTGAGCAAGACAAGCGATACGTCGTCTGTCAAATCTACACAATCTGCACAGTTAGCGCAAGATTCGAAGTCTGTGAAATCTGCTAAGGCCACAAAGACCGTAAAATCTGTGAAGGCTGCGAAGACCGAAGCTGCACTAGAGTTTGATGCTACACAAGTTGAAGAGGATGACGATGATGATGTTGTAGTAATCAAGACATCCGGAACAGTCGAGCCAGTTAAGGCCGAACAAGTCAAGACTGAGACGGTTACAACCGAACCAGTTAAGACTGAGACGGTTACAACTGAGCCAGTTAAGACTGAGCCAGTTAAGACTGAGACGGTTACAACTGAGCCAGTTAAGACTGAGCCAGTTAAGGCTGTGACGATCAAGACTGAGACGGTTACAACCGAACCAGTTAAGACTGAGACGGTTACAACTGAGCCAGTTAAGACTGAGCCAGTTAAGGCTGTGACGATCAAGACTGAGACGGTTACAACCGAACCAGTTAAGATTGAGACGGTTACAACCGAGCCAGTTAAGATTGAGACGGTTACAACCGAGCCAGTTAAGACTGAGCCAATTAAGGCTGTGACGATCAAGACTGAGACGGTTACAACCGAACCAGTCAAGACTGAGACGGTTACAACCGAACCAGTCAAGACTGAGACGGTTACAACCGAACCAGTCAAGACTGAGACGGTTACAACCGAACCAGTCAAGACTGAGACGGTTACAACCGAACCAGTCAAGACTGAGACGGTTACAACTGAGCCAGTTAAGGCTGTGACGATCAAGGCTGAACCAGTCAAGGCCGAACCAGTCACAACTGAGCCAGTCAAGACTGAGACGGTTACAACTGAACCAGTTACAGCCGAGCCAGCTACGCCGATCAAGACTAAGCAGATCGCAGTTGTAGTTGATGATGAATCATCGGACAGCGATAACGATGTTCAGGGCGTAATATCATCGGACAAGAGCGATAAGACCGACAAGACCGACGCACATTCCAAGATGGACGTAAATCTTGAGGACAAGGTGAACACCATCGTAGCCAAAGTATCTGAAGTAGCTGAAGCAGCTGAACAGACGAAGGACGATGATTTCGACAAGAAGCTTGAGGCTCTTGATAAGGACGAGCTGTCTGAGGTCAGCGGATGCGACGAATGGCAAACAGACTGTGAGACGGAATCGCTCAAGATCGATGACGAAAATTACGCGAATCATAAAGCTGAAACTGCAACTGAAGCCGCTTCCGATCCAGACGAGGCAGATGACGAGGTTGAAGGAGAAGAGAATGCGGTTGAAGCTGAAGAGGATGATGCTGAAGAGGATGATGCTGAAGAGGATGATGCTGAAGAGGATGATGCTGAAGAGGATGATGCTGAAGAGGATGATGCTGAAGAGGATGAAGAGGATGAAGTAGCTGAAGCTGAATCATCGGATGATGTAAAGCATGAGGAAGCTGAAGAGGAAGCTGAAGAGGAAGAAGAGGAAGAAGAGGAAGAAGAGGAAGACGATGATGTAGAGGATGATGAAGCTGAAGCCGAACCATCGGAGGACGATGAGGAAGCTGAACCATCAGAGAATGCAGATTATGAAGAGGAAGAGGAAGAAGCATCTGACGAAGAAGCATCTGACGAAGAAGCATCTGACGAAGAAGCATCTGACGAAGAGGATGAAGAGGAAGAAGAACAACCTGTACTGAAATCAAAAAAGTCTACACCGAGGCCTCAACCCAAGACCGCACCAAAAGTATCTGCACCCAAGGCTATGCCAAAATCGAAGACCTCATACAAGCCACAGAAGACGGCGCATCCAAAGGCTCAACTGAAGACTCAACCGAAAGCGCATCAGCCGCAGTCGAAGTCGAAGAAAAATTACACGGCGTACGCAAAGGGTAAGGTACAGCCGAAAACTCAGCCGAAAGCACAACAGAATGCTCAACCTAAGGCCCAACCGAAAGCGCAGCCTAAGGCACAACCTAAGGCCCAGCCTAAGACCCAATCTAAGCGTACCCCGACATAGTTTCTTTATCAGCGCTGCCTATTTTGCTCTATGAAAAAAGTTGAACATTGTATTCATAATAAAACTAGCAGCACCGTACTAATTCAACCTATTAGATTACACTAGTACAAGCAACAAGTACGATGCGAGACACTGTTCAAACAATTCAAGCCGAGACGTCTATTACGATCGAGCCGGTCGACGTGGATCCCGGTATCGATATGGATTCCGTAAAAGCCAAGCCCAATCGGACATCGGACATCGTGATCGAATCGATGAATCGGATGCAAAATGAGAAAAAATCACAAACTGATTTAGATTCCGATGACGATTTCATGTTGAAGGGCATGACGGAGGAGGAGAGGAAGATGTATATGGCAGAGCTGCAGAAGGACAAGGTATCCGGCTTATCCGATACGGACGTTATAGAGAATCCGTTCTACGTGTCTCTGACAGGCGGTATGGCGATCCGTTTCCCGAAGCGAGACTTCTACACATCGTACGACTACTGTTTCGCGCTGAGGCTGACAGACGGTCAAACGGAATCAACAACGATGAACAAGATTAATCGCAAGACTCTGACTATGGGCGAGCTGTCTAGTATCTGCAAGCATCTTACGCTGGAAAAAGTATCTATCAAGCTGCTGCACAACAACAAATTCAAGCGTACGACAAACCTAGTCAGCGGACTTATGCTGTACACTCTGTTCGGTCAAGGCTCATACCAAAACCCGTTCCAAGACGCGGAGTTCGTGGTTCCGTTTTACAACATCAACCCGAAAGATGCGCTGAACTACCTGTCTCTGTACGCCGTACAGCCCGGTCTGTCTAGTTTGGCTTCTGTGATGAAGGGCATCAACTCATTCAACCCGGACTACACAACCCCGATCGACAAGAGCGTACAGAGCATTTTGACCGGTATGGATTCGAATGCGTACTGGACGCAAGTACGGAACTGCGCATTCCCCCTGTTCGAGATCTTCGCACAGAGGTGCTTCGCGTACAACGGGTTGAGGCTGGACATGATTAAGGCGGACACACTACGAGGAGCACAGAATATCGCGAAGAACATTAATCAGCTGATAGACTCTATCGAGAACACCGGGTCTAGGCAAAAGATCCGCCGTCAAAAGCGTATTACGAAGAGCGACTACCCTCTGCCCGGCAACGATCTTATCGAATCTAATCTGCACAACCCGATGTCTTTTAAATCGAAGACCAAAAAAGCTGACGACCATGACAAAGCGGAGTTCCAAAACCTGTACAAAGTTCTGAAGAATCAGGAGCATCGGACCTTCTATGTCACACAGCTGCAGGCCGAACCGACGGCATCTATTAGCAAGACAGATATCGCAGACATCTTCGACCGGATTACGAGCGAAAAGTTCCGGTTCAGGCTGTTCAACACTCTGCTGACATCGAAGGAGCACTGCCATCTGGTGTACAACAATAAGCGTGTACTAGAACGTAACGCCGATCTGTTTGAAAAGTACAAGCCGTTCTATTCGTACGCGATGTTCTACGCTCATCTGACGATGTATCTAGAGGAGTCTATTCTCTCTGTCAAGACGGTCAAGTATCACCGGCACGTCTTCGATCTGGAGACGGCAAATGCTCTACCGACCTTTCCGTTCAGCAAGACAGACGTTCGACGATCGCCGTACATGACTCTACTGCTGCCGGACGATGTAATCGACTCACAGACCAATTTCGTAGGTTTGGAGACGCCGTACGAGTACAATAAGTACATGGGTCTAGCTAATCCGGCCGAAGCAAAACAGCGGTTCAACATATTCTGCACAGGCTATGCGGACAAAGATCTGTTCGACATTAGCGGGATCGACCAATCGAAGATCGCGGTATCCGGGTCTGTTATGCCGGCCTGTCTGCAAAAACTGCCGCTGCTATTCGAGAAATGCACGGCGCCCGACGCGGATTACGAAACAAGATGGAAGACATTCTTCAAGCATTTTTACGGCGATTCAGACATAGATCTCATGTGCGCATGTACGACGATGAGCCGGTTCATTTTGTACGGTTCGAAGTTCATCGAGCATCTGCAAAAGCTCGGCATTAAGCGGGACGAGATTACGATTAAGCCCGACAAGAAATCCGCTATCGTCATCGGGAAGCAGTTCTTCGTAGAGTGTGTAGACGACATAAACAGCGTCATGGGATCGAACTACACGACAGACAGTTTGATCGAGCTGTTCAAGCAGGTCAATCACGTTAGCTATACGGATGAGTTCGTAGAGCTGCTGCAAGAGTACTTCTACGCCGATTACATTACGCACAAAACAACACGCAACAAAGACTGGCGGGCTGTTAAGAAGACCGAGGGATCTTGCTTCGATACGGAGATAGAACGCGCGTTCACAAGCATCACGCCGTTCGATGATTTCGTTGTGAAGATGAACCCGTACGACATCCCGGAATCGACTCTGCAGCGGAACGACAACGAGATCTACTTCTTCGTGAATGACTTTAGGTCGGCAGACAATCAGGTCGATGCGGCACACAACATCCTGCTGTTCAAGTACTCTGAGTCTTTGAAGTTCAAAGTACAATCACCGAAGCTGATGAGGGACGTTGAGCTGTTCAAGGTTCGGGACATGGATCCGTTTAACACTGTGGCGCGATTCCATTTGCCGAACGTACGGGCGTACTATCAGAACAGCAAGTTCTACATGCTGCCGTCTTTTATTACGGCGATGCATACCGGGCTGAACCTGGACTACAAGTACTTCGCCGGATCGCGAGACCCTGTGAACATCTGCTACAAGTACATAACTAGAGGGTTCGGCATCATACTGAACTCTTCCGAAAAGCGCGGCATTCTGACGTACTCAAAGGCGATCGACGAGTACAACGGGATGTATAAGATCGAGAAGGCTGAAGATGTATTCGGCCCGAAAGACCTGTCTCACAACTTCTTCTGCCCTGCCGTTTTTAAGATGGGATTAGACAAGTCTATATACTGCAGCCCCGACATACAATACATCGAGAATGATGATGATTTGCGCAAGATCTGGAAAGCAGAATCTTCGTACGATACAGACTGCGCAATTAATATGATGCGGATTAATTCTGTTACGAAATCCGGTAATGTCGAACCGTACAAGCCGTGGATCGCTGACGCATTTTACGATATGGCGAACGCATAACTCAGTCTAGGATGGCTGTGTTTTTCTATGAATTGATCCGTTTTGTTTTTATTCTAGCGTACATATATAGCCGCATAGCTTGATGGATCACAAGGATCTGTGGGATACGTCTCTGGAGTATATTAACGAACTGAATAGCTATCTGGGAAAAGATACGGATAGCGGTCTAATCATGTACGGTGGATCAGCTGACCCGTCTAGTACAGATTCTGATTCTGATTATGATTCTAGTTCTGATTCATCCAAATCATCGGTGTCTAGTACTAGTACGTCATCAAGCACGGATTCTAGCACAGACTCAGATGGAGACGGAGATGGGTATGTGCATAATATATCTGGTGGTGCACCGACGTACAATCCGACTGCTAATTTCAAGAAGGAGAGCCGATACATCCATCTGAAGAATAACGGTAAGCTCTTCCCGTCGTGGATCATGAAGAATTTCAACAAGTACAAGCTGCCTGAGATATTTTTGGACGGATCGGATCCGTGTAACGCGGCCAAGACGAAGCAGGAGATCCGTAAGTATCAGGAGTTCTTGAGCCGGTACTTGGATTACAACTCACCGTACCGCGATATTTTGATCTATCACGGGCTGGGATCCGGTAAAACTAGATCAACGATCAACATATACAACGTGCTGTACAACTCATCGCCCGACTGGAACGTCTTTGTTCTGTTGAAAGCGACGCTAAAAGAAAGCACATGGTTCAGAGAGCTAGAATTATGGCTACAGAGCGAAGAAAAAGAGTTCCGTCTATCGAACATACACTTCATATCGTACGATGCACCGAACGCGGATAAGATGTTTCTAGAGACAGTCAAAAACGTAGACGCGGCGAAAAAGTCTCTGTACATCATTGAAGAGTTTCATAATTTTATCAATAACGTCTATTCCAATCTTAGTTCGAAACAGGGCCGCCGCGCTCTAACGATATACGAGCATATCATACAGGACAAAAAAGACAACGATGGCGTACGTGTAATTATGATATCCGGATCGCCTGCCATCAACATACCGTTCGAGCTGGCTCTGACGTTCAATCTGCTGCGGCCCGGATCTTTCCCGAAACAGGAGAGCGAGTTCAACAAGCTGTACGTCAGTACGGACGGGTACCCGACTATCAACCCGGCTAAAAAGAACAACTTCCAACGCCGCATACTAGGCCTGGTGTCTTACTACATCGGCGCGACACCGGAGTACTTCGCACAGAAGAAAGTGAACTATGTCGATGTACCGATGTCTGACTATCAGAACGATGTGTATACGTATTACGAGAAGATAGAAGAGGCGATCGCAAGAAAAATGAGATCGATGTCTGGCGGTAATTACAAATCATACACTAGACAGTCTTGCAATTTCGTATTCCCCGCGATGAAGCAAGGCATGAACGGCGAAACACGGCCAAGACCGCGGGATTTCAAGATCAACGATGCGGATATACAGATTGTGACGAAGGGCAAAGCAGAAGACAAAAAGGAAAAGTACTACAAGGTCAACGACTATCTAGTGAAGGCCAACGAATTTGTAGACGAGCTGGATAAGTATTTTAGCAGCAAGCACGATGCTGATCTGAAAGACAACTACACTCTGACGAACGATATAGAAGCGCTAAGTAAAATAGATCCGGACTACTCTATCAAAACTTTCGACAAGTACATGCGGAACGACAAACAACAAAAGTCTAGTCTGCTGATCGAGATGCACAAGTCGTCGGCCAAGATGACCTTCCTTATAATTATGATTATGCGATCGAAGGGTCCGGTACAGGTCTATTCAAATTACGTTGTGATGGAAGGCCTACAGGTCTTCAGGATCTATCTGAAGTATTTCGGCTTCACATCTTACTTCGCATCAGATCGAGGGACAGACGGCTTCCGCTACACGGAGTACCACGGCGGGATAGACCCAAAAGATCGGCGCAAAGTTCTGGAGACGTTCAACAGATCCGAAAATAAGTTCGGCGCCGTATGCAAAATTATTATGATCTCACCGGCCGGCGCGGAAGGTATCAGCTTGAACAACATCAGGCAGGTTCATATAATGGAGCCGTACTGGCACGAAGTACGGATAACGCAGATGATGGGACGTGCAATCCGTCAGTGTTCGCACAAAGACATCCCAATGGCAGACCGTGTTGTAGAAGTGTATAGATACAAGTCTGTTCGACCGATTCCAAAAAATGTGCAAACCGCTCTGAAATGGACAACGGATCAGTACATAGAATCGACGGCCCGATCGAAAGAAGGGCTGATCCAATCTTTTCTGGATACGATGAAAGAGGCTGCGGTAGATTGTGAGCTATTCAGGTCTCACAACTCTCTGGTGTCTCAGTACCGCTGCTTCCAATTTGAAGAGAAATCTCTATTCGATTCAAATATAGGGCCGGCGTTCATCGAAGACATAGTCGATGATCAAAAACTAGACAACGGTTTAAATTCTCTGAACTCAACCATCCGCCGCATCAAAGTTCTTGAGATAATGGCTGTCAAGCAGATCGTAGAGGATCCGTCGAAAGTGGCGGACGGCGAAGCAGCATACTCTGAGCCTGAGCAGTACTGGTACTCGCCGGAAACACATGTCGTGTACGATTACGATATGAAGTACGCGGTCGGTAAGGTCGGGGTAGACGATGATGATATACCGCTGAAGCTGGACAAAGACACGTTCATCATCACGCGCGTTATACCTATCCCGTCTATCAGGGGAACTGCGACATAAAAAAAATAATAATTTTAGCGCCTGAACTTTGGTGTCGTATTGATCTGCTGATTTATGTTGTTGATCGTGATATGCAGCTCGGGGTCTATGCAGCTCGTGATGTGTCGTAACGATATGAGCCGCAGCTCTAACGCGTCGATGACCTGTTGATCTTTTTTGGGTTTCGCCAACTCACGGCGCAGTTTTTCGATCGATTCTTTGTAATCGATGTGAAAATTGTGCGGCTTACCGTCTAATGTCGGACTGAGCTCATCGCCTTTCTTATTCAGGATCTGTATATCTAGCCGGTCGATGTTTTGTAGACTAGAGCAGAAAGCAGAAATCTTATCACCGATCGGTATGTAGAACTCGTTGTTGAATCCCGATTCGCGATCTAGCTTCATAATAAAGCACCGGCCGTCTATCTTTGGGTTGTTAGATATTTTTTTGATAGTGTTCAGCTGTTCGATTTTGAGCACTAAGTATCGCTGTGTCTTGGCTAGTTTGCGGCCTACAACATTTTTAATCGCGCCATCTTTAGTCGTCTCGTACTCTATATACCGCGGCATGATGAGGGTGTTGACCTTCACATAATTGACGTTATGGAACTCGTACGGGAATACGATGTCGATGCCCGAATTCGTACTGCTCGTATTTTTGTTCTGCGTATCGTAGTCTGGGTAAGAATACACTTCGCCGTTGTATTCTAATGTTACGGTATTTGGTACCGGCGTCTGTTCGCTATTTTTGAATCGGACAGTGAATTTGAACGGCCGGTTCCTCGAATCTTTATACGTCTTGTTACGGTACTCGGAATCTATGAAAACTTTACAATCCATATTCTGAATCAGCATGACGTCGGATCCGATGTTGTTGTGGATGTTGTTCGATGGATTCGAATAAGATGGCTGACCTACTAGCTGCTCGCCCGTCATGCCGCCCTTGAACAGGTCTGGCCTACCGTATTCCGCATTAGAACCGAATGTAGAGCTTATAGGATTCACGTTATCCGTCTCGTAAAAACCGTTCCGGCCTGTCAAATATTCTCGACGTGTAGCTTCGTTCATATTATGCGATGCGATACTGTACGATGCGTATATAATAAATCGGCCGAATATAATTTGCTATACGCGCATATCATGCTGTACGTGTAACCGCAAGCTCGCGCGTTTTTTATGAAAAATAGGAAAATGTGTTGAGTGTTGATGTTAAGCGGGTTAGTATTCAGGTCTGCTTGACCTTTTCCCTGATGACCTCGAACTTCGCACTGAGCCTACCATCCCGCATGTACGAAGGATCCATGTTGTCGAACCACTTGAGGGGGCGGTTCGATGTGAGGATGAGTATGACGCCCTGGTACAGGCCTCGGTCGAAGCGATCGAAGAACAGATTCCAATCTGTCTTGTTCTTAATCTGGATCGGGATCGGCGCGGACTTACTGTTCTGGATCTTTCCGTTGTGCATGGCGTACACCATCCCATCTACCTCCTCGATCACCACAACCAATGCCGTCGTTTCGCCGTCTGGGGTGTAGGGCGTCGGGCCCGCCTTGTTGTTGATTCCGGCAAAGGTGTCGCCGGGATTGAACGGGTCGAATGTGTCTGTCAGATACACCTTAGTACACAGGGTCAGCAGTACCGTACAAAGGTGTAGGGCGATCATGGACTTCCCGCTCCCCGACTCCCCCGTTAGCAGAACAGTCGCGTACCCTTTACTCATCCACATGTCGATGATCTGCTGAACGATGAATGCTTGATGCGACCATGGAATGAGCGTAGTCGGGGCGATTTGGCGCGTCTCGTACCACAGATTGTGGTAGGTCGATCCGTCTCTTTCCATGTAGTTCAACGTACCCTTCAGAATCATGCCGTTTAGCATTGTACCGCTAGGCATCATGCTGTTAGACACATCACCCTCGGTGATAGTCTTGAACCGCTTGGTGTTGATCAGGATACACAGCTCCTTGGACGCGGAACCGTTTTGGGATGTAGATTCGTATACGTAGCCAATAAACCACTTACCGACGACCCAACTACTAGGTTCGTCGTTAATGCGGATCGAAGAGTACGATACGTGTTTAGCCAAAAAGCTAATCAGCTTCCGGCCGCTTAACTTTTGCAGACCGTAGCCAAACGGGGGCAGCAGTAGAAACGGGACCGACCATAGGATCGTGATTCCGGCAGTTAGCAAGAAAAACAGAGCGGTGAACATCGCAAATCTATAAGCCTGAACGTGTGTAGCGGATGGGCGAATATGCGAAGTAACTATGATCCGAACTAATAGGGTGTCAGGTATTTCGTTATTTCAATTTTTGTTGTACGCCCAATGAGCTGGGTTGTACAGTAGTACGCCCAATTTCGCGATAATACTCTCCGGCCTCAGACTATAACCATGAGTATACGTCAGGCTCTATATTCTGATTCCAACGTCGACAATGTTGTGGATTACATACTCGACAAGTACGATATGGACGAAGACTCTCGTGAGCACGTCGATAAGATGCTGAAATCTCTGATCATGCCGATCTACAAAAAAAACCAATCGAAGCTAGAGGGCATCAGAGGCAAAGAGGCTATACACAAGTACGTACAGAAGATCAACGCCAAAGCCGTCGAAGAGTTTGCCAAAGAATACGAACGGTATCAGTCGAAGGGCAGCGGCGGGCGTTCCAATTCTAATCAGAATGCTAGAGGTCGGGCTCGTCAGTCTAATCCTAATCAGCGTGGCGGATCTAATTCCAAAAAAGGGCCGCAGGGTATGTATTCCGGTGATTCGGCGTTCGCACCCGTTATGTCGGCAGACAAAGGATTCATCACGGCGACAGGTGAGATCGGTGACTCTATGTTTTTCGGAAATATCAATCAGCAGATGCAGAATCAGCAGTTTCAAAACGGGATGGGTGTCAATGCTAAGGATGATATAGAGCGCAAGATGTTAGAACGGCAGTCTGAGTACGAAATGAATCCGTACGCCGTGGGCATGGGATACGGATCGTCTTTTTCCGGGAATCAGCGGCCGCCTGAAATCAATTTCTGTTTAGACGGCGGAGACACTAGAGGCATCGCGAACGGTGATGCAGGTCAAGGCATGGGGATGATGGGGATGGGCGGAATGGGCGGAATGGCTGGGATGAACGGAATGGGTGGTATGGGTGGTATGGGTGGTATGGGTATGAACTCAGGTGGAGACGATGATCAGATGGGGATGCTTGGAATGGGGATGAATGGGATGGGCGGGAATGGGATGGGCATGGGCATGAATCCGATGATGGGCATGAACGGCATGCCTGGAATGAATCCGATGATGGGGATGGGTATGAACGGCATGAACGGCATGAACGGAATGAACGGAATGAACGGCATGAACGGAATGAACGGCATGAACGGAATGAATCCAATGGGTATGGGCATGGCATCTAATCCAAATTCAAAGGCGCCGGATTTCAACGCCCGTCTAGCACAAATGGAAGCAGAGAGGGGTGGTGTACCTATGCAGAATATGGGGATGCAAAATATGCAAAATATGCAAAACCCGCAGGCCAATCAGAACCCAAACATGAATCCGCAGATGATGCAGATGATGAACATGATGCAGATGATGCAGCAGCAGTTATCCGGTAATGACGGTGGGTCTAATATGAATACGAATATGGGCTCGTCAAATCGGCGCCGTAAACAGAATACAAATTTTCAACAGGGTGGTAGGGTGGGCGGATCTGAGGCTCAGAATCGGATCAAGGACGCAAAGATGGAAATCGCGCACCGATACGATTTAGACCCGGAGATGCTGGCTAACATGAGCCCTCAACAGATCAAAGAGCTTCTGGAAAACAATTCAGATTCGGGCTCTACCGGATCAGATGATTCAGATACAGACCCCGCGTCTGATACAGATTCGTCGGAATCCAAAACCAAAGGGCTGAGCTTACGGGACAAACTTATAGCCAAGCTCAAAGCCGAAAAAGACAAAACTAAAAAAGAGAACCAAAAACTCGGAAAGAAAGTCGGCACGGTCATTGAGAAAATGAAAACAACAACGGCCGGAAAGGGGAAGGCTGGTAAGACCGATAAGTCTGGAAAGACAGGCAAAGCTGGCAAACCAAACAACAAGGCTAGACAGACCGATAAGTTTGGCAAGGCCGGCAAACCAAACAAAAAGGCGGCGAAGGAGGAGAGCGATAACAGCGATAACAGCGATAACAGCGATCAGAGTAAGTCATCTGAATCTAATGCATCTGAATCTGATGAGTCTACATCAAACAAGTCTGATGCTGAGTCTAATGCTGAGTCTAATGCTGAGTCTAATGCTGAGTCTAATGCTGAGTCTAATGCTGAGTCTACGGAGTCACAATCGACCAAGTCAGAAGAATCAGCAGAATCAGCAGAATCGGCTGAACCTGTAAAGCAGAAAACAAATCCCAAGGCAAATCCCAAGGCAAATCCCAAGACAAATCCCAAGACAGCAGTGAAGACAAAGGTAGAACCCAAAACAAAGAACGCGCAGAGTATGATGGTCAAGAAAAAGAGTCAAACACAATTACAAACAAAGACGTCTACTCAGATACATAATGTATTGATTAATTCGGCAGACTGGACGGAGCCGGAGTTCTTAGCCGACTACCATGTCGATCTGGACAAGCCGCTTACTATAAAAAAAATAGAGCTCGGTGAGACAGACTTCCCGATGATGAAGCCTGTTCTAGACGGATCGAATAACACGCTATGCCTCGTAGTAGACGGTGATGATATACCGATAGAGCTGGAAGAGGGAGACAGCATGAGTCTGGCAGACATCATCCAAGAAATCAATACGGCTCTGAGCGGAGCGGGCATACCTATCAAGATTTCGGAAGACGGTGACCGTATTACTATCGCATCCACGACAGACACAAAGTTCGGGCTGAACTTTAAACAGAACTCAATTGCGCCGTGCTTCGGCTTCACAAAAGAGCTGTACAAAGACAAAACGAAATACAGATCCGAAACACGGCACATCTTTTTGAGCAAGCCGTACTACCTGTTCATCAAAGAGCTGTCTAATTCTAATCCGAATTCTAATCCGAATACACCGGTCTGTGAAATTAGCCCAAATGGAGATGTGACGCTTCTGACAAATGATGTTCGATCAGAAACACAAAAGATAGACGGGCTGACTATGACGTACAGGTATGGCAAAACCGCGAAGTCTGATCTGGTTAACTTTTACGATGAGAACCATCGGATAGAGTTCAAATTCCATTGTGCAGAGGCTGATAGTAAGACAGTGAAACAAAATACGGGGCGCGGGAAGTCGAAGTGAGGTGAGTTGAATGGGAAAAATGGCTATGTGAGGGGTTGTATTTACTACAGTGTCTCGATCCAATGATCGACAAATGCATACAATTCCATATGATTCTTGACCAGCTTGAATAGGAGGAAGAACTGATCAGGACGTTCAGGTACCATTTTCTTCATCTCGCCCCCGTATAGGACACCGACATTGACAAGGTAGTCAAAGAGGAGTTCCGTCAGCATATGCATGTCTACCCCCCTCTCATTTGCGTACTTGCACAACTTCTCAATGACGGGTCGATTGCCCGTCTTGAGGCAGATATTAAAGAGAGTCAGGTTGTCGGGAGGGGATGGGGCTTGAACATCATCGTGCTGGGGACTATTTGAATCAAGCTGTTGCAGTTGCCGCAAAAGTTCCACACCGTCGCCATAAACTGTACCCATTTCGAGTGCCTTCTTCAAAGCATTGACCAAAACGCCCACGGGCATCACAGGAAGGTTGTTGCGCTTATCCATTCGTTTTAGCGCAAAGTAATATATCCCCGAACCCAATGAGCCCTACAGCTTATCCACTTTTTCAACTTTTCCCATATATGCCCACCCTTACGGGCCTATATAAAACGGCCAAAAATTGATACGCTAAGCGTTTAAACCGCAAAGCCTAGTACCATACTATACAATACTGTTTGATGAACTACTCGGTCAAGCGTTTTGTGAAAAAATGGGCAGACCGTACGTACTCTATGCAAGAGTTTGAGAATCTGGCCCACGATCTGACGGTAGACTCGGATAACCGGTATACTCAAAAATCCGCCCTCAAGATCCTCGTACGGTACGCGAAGGTAGACGAGGCGTATATTAAGCTAGACCCCGAAAGCCGGCGCTTCGATCAGAGTATTGAAAAAATTACAGCTCAGCTAAAAGCGAACAACCCGAACGGCGCAGATAATGATTCCGATTCAGACAGCGATTGTGTAAATTACGACGCGTCTGAATCAGATAACGATGCAGATGTGTGTGATATCCAACCGTGCGATGCAAAGATTGTCAAGTCTGTCAAGCCCGTCAAGCCCGTCAAGCCCGTTGAGACGGCTAAGGTTGTCAAGTCTGTCAAGTCTGTTGAAACAGCTAAGTCTGTCAAGCCTGTTGAAACAGCTAAGTCTGTCAAGCCGAACAAAACGGTCACGGCCAAGCCCAAGCCCACCGACTCTAGTTCAGAAGATGCTGAGGTGAATTACGATGAATCGGAGTCAGACAGCGATGCCGACAAATCTAAAACCGCAAAGTCTAGTACAACTAAGCCAAGTACGGCCAAGGATACGAAGACAACAGCCAAGTCAGCGGATAAGCCGATCGTAAAGCCGTCTAGTACATCAGCGGTCAAGCCAATCAACAAACCATCAGTCAAGTCAATCAACAAACCATCAGTCAAGTCAACTGACAAACCATCAGCCAAGCCATCAGCCAAACCGACACCGACTAAAGCTGTGCTGCCTGTTTTGCCGGCGAAAGCCAAGCTATCCGACAAGGTTGTGCTGAAACTAAACGAACCGAAAGCTAGATCGAACACATCGTCTGACTCTTCTAAATCCAAATCGATCAAGAAGACGGCACCCATAGACCCGACGATATCACCCGACGATCTGAACGATATTAATACACCGGCGCGTAATATGAATCTGTTCACGATGAAAAAGATCGGAACTAATCCAACAGCGTCTACTAAGTCTGTGACTGTTCAGTCTACTCAGTCTACTCAGTTCGGCAAGATCGTAAAATCAACAAAACCCGCAAACTCTGCGAAGTCTGACGAACCGGTGAGCCGAACAGACTTAACATCCCAAGCCCAAGACGATACGAGCATATATATCTATCCGTTTGAATCGAAGCCGGACGGTCTGCACAGATCGGAAGAGTTATACGGGCCGTACGGTACGGACAATTTTCACGACGATGAAATCAAGGACGATTTTCTTGGGCCGAACGAAAAGAGTAGGCTGAAGGTGTTCAATTACTTGGATTCCATAGAGTACCCGGCTCAGCGATCGAAAGAGTGGTTCGCATTAAGAGATCAGATGATAACCGCATCAGACGGCGGGACGATAGTCGGCCTGAATCCGTACGAGAAGCCGTTCGATTTTATAGTAAAGAAAGTACATGGCAAGCCGTTCGAGACGAGCATAGACTGCTACCATGGGAAGAAGTATGAGGAGGTCGCGACAATGGTGTACGAGTACCGTATGAATATTAAGGTCAAGGAGTTCGGCCTGTGTCAGCATCCAAAGTACAAGATACTTGGAGCGAGCCCCGATGGTATAGTATGCCCGTACAAGCTGAACACATCGGCCGGTAATAGGTTGACGAAGTACGTAGGTCGGATGCTGGAGATCAAATGCCCAATGCGTAGAAAGATTTTGATGGATCCGAAGGCGCCCGAGGTGTACGGTGCTCACGGTGAGGAGATCAAGGATCTGAAAAAGGATTCCAAGATCGGCGTATGCCCATCGTACTACTGGGTTCAGGTGCAGCTGCAGCTAGAGTGTTGTAATCTGGACGAATGTGACTTCTGGCAGACCGAGATATGGGAGTACGAAGACCCTGATGATTTTGCCGAAGACTCTGATCCGCTATACCCGTGGCTGTCTAAAACATCGAAGCGTGAGAAAGGTGCGCTGATTCAGATCATGCCGATCGATAAGATGCTGGACACAACTATGATGATGGAGTACAACGATAAGATATACAACTTCGCGCAGTTCATTTACCAACCGCGAGTCGATATGACGCCGTTCGAGATCGATCAATGGATCTTGCAAACTTTGCAGAACCTTAAATGGACCCATAAGGGCATGGTATTCGAATCAATCAAGTACTACAAGCTCATACAGACACGGAACATCACGATACAGCGGGATCGAAAGTGGTTCGCTTCTAATCTGCCGATCTTCCAACAGTCTTGGGCATACGTCGAGTACTTTAGAGCGAACAAAGACAAGGCCGATCTGTTGAAAAAGTATCTATCGACATTCAAGACAGACTACTACGGCAAGATCAAAGAGAACTACAAAGGCGAAATCATGGAGACTATAGCCAAAATATACGCCGAGCCCGCCGAGTCTAAACCCGACAAGGAGCATAGGATGTACGCCAAATACATACAGAGTTTGCGCGATCTGACGGATTACATCGATGACGACCCGGATCCTCTGGATGTGGCAGATGATTTGAAAGAGATCCAAGATCGGCTGAATTACGAGTCTGATGATGAGATGGACGTTAAAACAAAAGCCGAACACAAAAAGAAGTACGCAGACTTCATCAAAAAGGTCAAGAAAGAGGCCGATGCTTATCTGTTCGACGATTAGTTATTTATGAAAAATTTGATAAATCTTTGTCTTCCGATCTATCCGATACACACCGGTTAGATTAACATGCCGGATCATGCTCATACTAGGCCCAAAAAATCAGAGCGGTCTGATGGGAAAATAAACAAGACCGGTAAAACCGGCAAGACTAATAAGTCTGGTAAGACAGACAAGACTGATGCTGTCAAAGTTATAAAGTCTGTCAAGTCTGTGAAGCCCGTCAAGTCTGTAAAGCCCAACAAGTCTGTGAAGTCTGTGAAGTCTGTGAAGCCCGTCAAGTCTGTGAAGTCTGTGAAGTCTGTGAAGTCTGTAAAAGCGGGCAAGATTAATAAGGCCCGTAAGACTATCGCCATCAAAGTTGTAAAGTCTGACAAGCCGGAGACCAAGAATAAGAAAATTGTCAAAGCAGTCAAAGCAGTCAAAGCAGTCAAAGCAGTCAAAGCAGTCAAGTCTGTCAAAACTAAGGCTGTCAAACCAAAAGCGGCTAGTCTGATCAAGTTGAACCGTAATCTGAATCCGGCTCTGGACAAGACTAATACGGCGATGATGGACGGTGAGGTACGGCCGAGAGCGGCGAGCGGCAAGAAGCGTGGACGAAAGGCGGCTCAAAAGAAAACGGTTCTGATGAAGCCGGATGACGTGCTGAACTATTTGATCCGGAACTATCCGCGTCTACAGATAGACAAAATCAAGGACGCCGTACTGACACGGATACAGACGAAGGATACAGACAGGCTGTACGTTTTGGACGAGATTACGATAGATCACAAGCTGTACTACTGTGACACGTACGGGAATATAATAAACAGCGATACTAATCTGTGCGGTTTTATCGTGTGCAAAAGAGAGAATCCAAATCAGAATCCAAATCAGAATCCAAATCAGCTAATCGAGCATACGTACCAAAAGCCCGCATCGTTACATAACGAAACGTACAGGGTGCAGATGTTCGACATGTTCGATGGACCGGAGTATAACATGACGACAAAGCAGATTATAAACCGGATCGAAGGGCGGGGCCCTATTTTTTTATCATCATAATACGCATGTCACGCATATAGCAAAATGAAATCTGTGACAATTATAAACACAGCCATACGGCATGACGGCCAAAGCCCATAACGAGGATCAGATAAATAGCATTCTGTTAGATGTGAAGAGTAGTAAACCAAAATCGACCGCGGATCAGCAGTGTGCGCCGGGTGTCAAGTTTGAAGCCGGTTCATGTATCAGCTTGGATGTTTTGGAGCGTATGGCCGATGCGTGGAATAAGAGTGCAAGAGATCCGATACCTCTATCTCAGAACATGTCTATCATAAACCCGAAAAAGTACAAGATATATCTTGTGCATATGCTGGGTGAGCGTCTGAAGGACAAGTGTTCCGATCAGAAGTGCTGGCTGACTCTAGACTTTATGAAAAATATAAAACCGACAGACTACTTCAGACCCGACTCACCTCAAGGCAAGTTCGAATGGCTGAGTACGATAGATATACGAGACTCTTTGAAGCAGTACGAAAAGAAGTACCGCGATTTAAAGTTTTTCGGTGCGGTACCGATGGACTTTGCGGATCTAGACTGCTACGACGATATAAATAGCGCAAATTACGGCGCTCTGTACAAACAGGGCAAAACCAAATTAGGCTACGTCTTCAATCTAGACGAGTCTTATAAATCCGGCTCTCACTGGGTCGCTATGTTCGCAGATCTAGCGAAGGGCCATATATTCTACTTCGACAGCTTCGCGCAGAAACCGGAAAAGCGAGTACGTAGCCTCATGCGTAAAATCGTTCGGTATCTGACGAACGAGAGAGGCATGAACCTGAATGAGAATAGTGGCGGCTCTGGTACTAGTGCTAGTTCTGGTTCTGGTACTAGTGCTAGTTCTGGTTCTGGTGCTAGTTCAAACAGATCCATCATCAAAGAAGTGAAGCAAGATATCGCGGAAAAAGAGAAAAAGTTTCCGAAATCCGCTAATGCTAATCAAAATCTAAACAGATCGGCATCCAACGGCGGGTCACAGCATAACATGATACGCATAGACTACAATAATATACAACATCAGCAGAAGAATACAGAGTGCGGAGTGTACAGCATGAACTTTTTGATTCGGATGGCTAGAGGGGACGACTTTCATACGCTATGTGAAAAAATCGTACGAGACGATAAGATGAACAAGTGCCGGAAAGTGTATTTCGACAAGCATAATAAGCGGCAAAAAGTAAAATAGATCGGTCAACCATCAAACACTACACATATACAGTCTCACGCCTAAAGTTACACGCGAGACTAGACTTAAATCGGAGCTGTTTATCATCTAAGATACTGGGCGTCTATATTATACTATGACGACGTATACAGATGAACAGCTAACATACATCAACTTTGAAGAAAAGACCCATACGAAACTACTGGCGTGTGCTGGATCGGGTAAAACGAGATGCATCATAGCGCGCATATCTCACCTGATCAAGCGATCCATCTATAAGCCGGACGAGATCATGATGCTCACTTTCAGTAGATTCACGCGTGACGATTTTATGAATAAGGTCAGGCTGTACACGTCTACAGATACGCCGTGCATCACACATACATCGATCAAGACCATCGACTCTTTCGCGAAACACATCATAGACAAGAATAATAAAACAAATGCCAATGCGAATACAAATGCCAATACGAATACGAATACAAATTCTATCGACGTGTCTCTGCTATCCTACAAGCTGATGCTCTTTTTGGAGGATACTGACGAGTCTGTACTCAAGCAGATCGACATGCTGAACCGCATCAAAATAGTGTTCATCGACGAGGCGCAGGATCTGAATGAAATACAATACAGGATATTCTGTCAGATGCGGAAGCTGGGCATTATAATCAATATGATAGGCGATCCAAATCAGAACATCTATCAGTTCCGTAAATCATCGGACAAGTATCTGACTCTGTTCGACGGGCAGGTGTTCAAACTCACAACGAACTTTAGGTCTCACAAATCGATCGTAGAGTTTTCGAAGCATCTGCGCCCTTTTACGGAGTACGACGTAGTCTGTAGTAAGGGAGACAACAATTGTCAGCCTCTTATGATGTTCTATGAAAATGAGAGCGTACTAGAGGAGAATATACTGTGCATACTGACTGAAGCCGTAAATCAGGGCATAGACCTGTCGGAGTTCGCGATCCTAGCGCCGACACGAGGCAGGATGAGAGGCGGTGGGAAGTCTCACGGGCTGTGTTTCGTATCGAACGTCTTGTACAAAGCCGGATTCAAGTTCAAGCAGTTCTACGAAGAGACGTCGGAAGATAATGCTGGCGGGGAGGGTATTAAGTACGAGCCGGTCAAGGATCATATAAATGTTCTAACGTACATGGGGTCGAAAGGTTTGGAGTGGAGTTACGTCATACTAGTCGATGCGGATGCGTGTCTTATTAACAAGCGCTACTTCGACCGGTACAAGCATAAGAACGATCGGTATCTTTTGTACGTCGCGTGCTCTAGAGCCATACACAACATGTACATCTTTTCGCAGTGCTACTTTAATAGCGGGCGGCCGTACTTCAAGACGAATCCATGGTTCGAAAAGATACCGACAGATCTGTACAAGCTAGACGAGAGGTTCGAACACTATTTCGAGTGGCCCGAACTCAAGTACGTCGATTTGAACGAGAAGGAGACATACCTCTCTAGGGTCGTGCATAAGCTGAGCTGTTACGATTTGGATAAGATAGCAGACCTCATATCCTATACGTCAGTCACACCATCTATCAAAACGATATATACAAACAGCTATACGGAGATCGATAAAGTTAGCGGCATCTTTTTATCGAGATACATCGATAACCTGTTCCGCAGTCTGATAGGTTTAGCATCGTACGATAGAGAGAATACGATGAGATTCAGCGAAATAGAGTCGATTATCGAGTCCGACACCATCGTATCCGGAGCGCCCGACGAAGTCATTACGTGGTACTACAAGAACAGAACAGGCATGACGTGGGAGACATTCGATCGATTACAGCTAGATCCAAAGATCGGTCAAGACATAAAAACGTTCATAAAGCAGAAGTTCGACCGTACGAAGAAATTCGACGCCCATACATTAGCTCTCAACGGGTACTACGAGATGTACATCCTGGAGCAGAAGAAGTGGATCGCGGATCTCTACAGCAAGTATCGCCGATGCCAAAATACGGCGCAGCTTCGGGATATCGTGTTCTATCTGACTGTAGTCATGCACGCCGTACATACTCATCATTACTTCCATATCAAATCGAAAGGTAGCGCATTCAAATCTATACTGACAGATTTCAAGCCTCTGTTCCAAGATCTAGAGGCCTACGCCGCGTCTAGTGTAAGTACTCATAACTTTGTTAGTTCGCACACCGTACTATGCAGATACGGGTTGACAACGAGCATCGATACGGCTGATTCAGACGGCAAAATATGGATCACAAAGTGTACGGCCGACATATCTCTCAAGCATATAATACACAGCGTCGTACTGAATGTTATGAACGAATCATATGACAGGTCTGCTAATGATGACAGTGATGATGGTGATGATGGTGATGATGGTGATGACGTTAGATGCATTGACGATATGTCTATTACGACGAACTTCATCAATCTACTGAAAGGTGAAGAGCTGGTATATACATTCGATCTGAACGCGCAAACCATACGATCCATCATCGATATACTGATCGATAATATGGGGCGGAACGCCGATGCAACGAGCAGTGAAATCGAATACAAGCCGCTAGAACTAGACATCGGGGAAAATGTACCGAATATGGATATGCCGATAGTAGCCGACGAGCATAGTGTGATTGTCGATCCCGTTCCCGGTGAGATCATAGAGCACACGGAGACCGCTGATATCGTTGAGCCCGTAAAACCTGCACGGACCAAAACGATACGAGCTAAATCGACGAAGGTTGTCGAATCGCCGAAACCCGCCAAGACTGTGGAGCCAAAGACGAAACCCGTCAAATCACCGAAGCCCGTTAAATCACCGAAGCCCGTCAAATCACCGAAGCCCGTCAAATCACCGAAGCCCGTTAAATCGACTAGATCGGCGAGGCAGGCTAAGACAAAACCATAAATTTAATCGCTTGTGACGTATATGATGTTCCGCGGTTCCATATTACTGGCTGGAAGTCTAGACCCCGATCCCGTATAACTTATGTCGTCTGTAACTAATACGGTGTACAGATACAAAATAACTGCGATGAATACAAGAGACAGCCCGATGTAAAACAGTCTGTTCTCGCTCGTAATTGAGTTCATATCGAATCTCTGGTCGAGCATATCGTCGAGAGTGTTGAACCATGCGTTCTTTGTGTTGATTAGGATCTGAGACATATTCAGATCGTAGAGTGATGTTTTGGTTTCGATTTTAGACAGAGCGTCTAGCTTCTGTATATCGGATACTCTTTGGTTTTGCTTCGTAATTTCCCGATTAACATCGAACACCTTGTTGAACTGCCCGAGATCGAACTTTTTATTCGGATCATTTGCATCTGTCTGGCTATAAAAGCTATCCGGATCGACGTTCCATATGTTTTTGTTTGACGGGTCTCTAATTATGTTAGACGTAGATGCGTTAATAATCCGGTCTGTCGAATCACGCAAATCGTCCGATGTGACAGGTACGCCTAGCTTCGGTATTAGAGCGTTGTCTATGCCCCGATTGTGTCCGACAGGCTGGTAGAATCCGGCATCCGGTATATTTTCGCGCCTGGCGTTCAGACCCGATACGCTTGGGTCGTTGGATGTATTTGTATTACTCATGGATGAATCGGTTCAAACCGATGGCTATATACAAGCCGTATAAAAAAGTTGATGTATATATTCATTCCGGTTTAATCTAGCTGTATAATATAAAACATCATGATCTATCAGGTCTGCCCGACTTGCGGTGATCCGCTGTCACCGATTATGCTGCCGTACATCAAAGATATGACAGCGTTGTGTGAAAAGTATAAGATCGATCACGATCGCATATCGTCTCAGCCTCTGGGTGACAACGCATTTAACAAAGAAAAGACGGCCATTATGAACAAGTACGTCAGCTCTGAAAGATTATGCTGCAGGATGAGGCTGTGCAATTTTACGGATGTCGTGAAACTGGTGCATTAATTTTTCTATCCTATCAGCATGTCGAGTCACCGGTCTCAGCGTGTCAATAATCTAGACGCTCTGTTCGATCGGGAAAAAGTAACACGATTTACTTTAGCCGCTCAAGAAGAAAAGTTTGTCTATAGACCTGAGAAAAAGCTTGTATCTTTTTATCAGTTTTGCCGGATGCATAATCCGAAAAGAAGTACATCAACACAAAAGATTCATGAGATGCGGAAGATCGTGTACGATGAGGAGCATACGATTGTAAAATCTACAGAGGCTCTGATATCGGCCCCTAAACTAAAAAAGTTCATCAAATCGACGCCGGCTCACAAATTTACTCTGTACGAGACATTCGACATCAAACTAATAGACACGCCGTCCGATCTAGAAGTCTATACGGCGTGTTCGGCTATACTGAACGGTGATTCTTTTTTGGCGGGGTACGATAATGATAAACCGATTGACAGCATATCAAACGTAGACGAAGGTGTGTTTTATAAGATGCCGACGAAAGAGTTCGATTTCTTCTAAAATTAGAATATTTCATACGAGTACGGTTGGAACATATCATCGTACTGGTTGTACGGCTTCGGGCCGTAGTTGATTATCTTCGTATCGACGTTGTATCCATGTACGTACGTATATTCGTCCGCGATGTACGATATATGATCCAAGTACTTCGTCATATTCTGATCTAGAACTGTTGTCGCTCTATTTAATTTCGCCCGAACCCGTTTGTCTTCCGGCATCGAGAGCAGTATAGACGCAAGAGCATTCAGAGCATCACGCTTGTCCTGTTCCATCAGACCGTAGTATGTCTGGGCTCTAGACGGTTCGATGAATGCGATGTTGTAGTATTCGAAGAACTCTTCGATTTTTTTAATCATGCTCTCATACGCCAAACCGTTATAAGACCTGAAGTCCTGTATGCTGAATAAAAAGTCTCTGATGTCCGTATTTTCAAGAGCCTTGACCGGCTTCGGTTTGATAGACTTTTCTTTTATATTAATGATGTCCTGCTGTGTGTTGTTCAGAACTTTCGTATGGTGGTTCATGTAGCTTAGCACGAAGTACGCTACACCTAGCGCAACGATCAGATTCAGCCCGATATTTTGCTTCGAAAAAAACCATACGATTAGCAGCAGCACTACGATATACAGATACAGTCTACCGCCATCCCATTCATCGATATATACAAAAAGACTCTGACCCGTCTTCTCAGATCTGTCCGATATATTTGCAACCGGGTCGTAAGATGATGAAAGATTAGACATAAAAAAATTGATATTTGCGCGCTTATACGCAAAGATATATAAATTAGGTACATATAATTTCCCATGACGCTGAATGTGATGAAACTGATCGACGAGTCTATTACGGCTAACAAGATCTACAGGTATCGCGGTGAGATCGATGCTCTGAATTCTGATCCGGCTAATGGCAATAATAACAAGCGGGTCAAACAGATCGAGGCGGTATTGGGATCTATCGAGCAAGACATTTTGAAGAAAAATCAACCATCGACCAAGCTAGCCGAGTACAAGGATCGGATGAAGTTCGCGGTATATCAGGTTAGATGGGCTAGCCTTTCGACAGAAGTCAAACTAGATCGGCTAACCGAGTACCTTGAGAGGTCTCTGGTAACAGATGAAAAAATCAAGACAACTCTGGCAGACATGATTAAAAATAACACGCTCAAAACCAAAGACGTCGTGTACAAGATAGACATCGGCAAAATCGTATCGATCAGCATACTCAAAATCGAAAATGGTCAGTTTGTTCTAGACAATTCGAGCACGGCTACAACTACCCGGTCCCGGGCCAAAAAGACGAAGGCTGTTAAAACCGACAAGGCTGACAAGACTGACAAGACTGACAAGACTGACAAGACTGACAAGACCGAAGAGCCAAAAGCCGCTAAGCCTGCTAAGTCTGTCAAGGCTGTAAAATCGGAGCCCGCAAAAACTGTCAAGCCCGACAAGACTGTCAAGTCTGACAAGACTGTCAAGGCTGTAAAATCGGAGCCCGCAAAAACTGTCAAGTCTGACAAGACTGTCAAGTCTGTCAAGTCTGTCAAGTCCGTCCCATCTAAACCAAAGGCCAAAGCGGTCAAGGGTAGCACCGATAAAAATTGATTTCTTTATAAGATGCGCATGGCGTAGCGGATTAATTTAGTTCAACTAACATATACATGACAGAACAGTCTGAGCCGAACGTATTTATTGGATACGTGTCTAGTTCCAAGAGGTATATAAAAGATTTGGCTAAGCAGTTCGGCTACACGCAAGACGAGCTGATAGAATTTATTCGCAGCATGAGCAATGCCGAACTGAATAGCGAGATCGATAAGGTGTTCAGCAAGACGAATAAGATGTTCGACGACAAGTACGCTAAACTATGCGTACTGCTGTGTTTGCGCACTCTACATCAAACAAACGAAGCCCGTCAGGTCTATGAGCTGAAGTCTGAGCAAGCTGATGAAAAGCCCAGGGTCTATAATGCGCCGGATGCTAGTGTCGCGGCGGAGTGTAATAGGGTTCTGTGTAATGTCAATCTGAATCCTGACGATATGGATGGAGTACTGTGTAAAATCCTATCGGCTGACGGCAAGATGCACGAGCTCATAAAGTACAAACTGCTGTACTACAAGCCGGAACAGAAGATCGAAGTAGCTGATCCGGGGTTCGCGGATAAAATTAAAACAGAACTAGACACGCTGACCCATATCATACGGCCGTACGTCGAGGATAGCGTGTGGAAGATTAATACAGACCGGAAGTTGAATTTCAGAGTACCGGCGTCGAAGATCGTGTTCTCAAATACCATCAGCCGATCTGATGCTCGAAACGACTATCTCATGACACACCTCACGATGATCAAGCGGTACATCGAACGCATTTCAAACGCAAAGTCTGTTAGATGCCGCGTCATGGAAGACAACAAGTATCACATCTATTGGCTACTGTTTGTGATTACGGTGGGCGATAGCGGCAAACCGAAGAGTGTTAAGCATGATAAGCACAAGCACAAGCATCACAAGACTAGCAAAGCCAAAAGCCAAGACGATGAGTAAAGCGTAGCAAGCGATAAAAAATTGATTTTTTAATTATATCGAACACTAATATCCTTGTTCGATAATTATATACATCACGATGTACTACTACTCATCTCATTCGAACATCCCAGTTGTCGGGCAGGTGCTAGTCGGTCAGATTTTGTTGGAGAAAGAAGAGGAAACATGTATCTACGTCCGGATACCGGAGTACAACAATATCGAAGGCATCATACCGAAGTCGAATCTGCCAAAAAAGCGCAGGATATACGCAAAAGTGTTGGCTCAGATGAAAAAAGACAAACAGATCCCGTGTGTTGTGAAATTCGAACCGAGAGTCGATGCGGATTCCAAGCTGTGGCCGTTGGATCTGTCTATTCTGACGGCAGACGATTTAATCAAGCACACTATCGTAGGGCGGTTTGAGAATATGAGCCGGATCCTGAAGCTGTTCAAATTCTTGGCCGAAGAAACGAATACACCATTCACATACGCCGTACAAGGTTTGGCCGATCTTATGCCCGAACTATCGGCCGACGATCTGATGGATAAAGATCAAACTGTTCTGTCCGATCTGTCTGATCTGTATATCAAGCTGATCAGCGACGTCACGTATCTGCTGAGTGTAATGCGATTTGATGTTAGAGTATCGGATGACGTACCGCCTGACACACAGTCTGACACACAGTCTGACACACAGTCTGACACACAGTCTGACACACAGTCTGACACACAGTCTGACACACAGTCTGACACACAGTCTGACACACAGTCTGACGCACCATCTTTTGTACGCTCTGTCATGTCATCATGCATCACTGTAAAAAAGTCAGACTGCACGATCTGTTTCGATTTTAGAATTAATTCCGGCGGTCAGAGTAATTCAACCGACCCTGTAAAAATTCTGCGCGATACTTTTACACATGTGATGTATCAGCACCCGACTATGTCCATACAGTACAAGGGCGCGCCGTCTTACGCCGCCATTATGCCAGACGTCAGTATCGATGATTTGCCGTCAAAAATCGATTCGATTCAAAAATGTTTCACGGATTACTTGGAAGCCGAATATCGCGATTGTAAGTTCGATCTACTGTTCGACATCACGAAGGCCGAAGCCAAAAAGCCGCAGTACTTTATGACGTATCCGAGAGAGATTACGATCGAATAAGATCGATTACGATCGAATAAGATCGATTACGATCGAATAAGATCGATTACGATCGAATAAGATCGATTACGATCGAATAAAATCGATTACGATCGGATAGAATAGAAAACGATTTGATTATTTTAGATTGATGTACTCAGCATCATCGAACGGTTGTGAATTAGAATTCTTCACTTGCTTCGCTATCCATCTCTTCTGACAGACCAGGCATATCGGCGGGTATCCGATCTTTTTCCGATGGTCGTTGTAGATTTTGATGCACTCATTATGAACGACGGATCCGCAACCGTACTTACAATGCACTACAGCCTCTTTGGAATCCGCCAAACCTTCTAAACACACCGGGCATCTAGAATCGTCTGTAATCTTTTGCGCCAAAAATTCACCGTTAGTCTTTGCCGGTTTGGTTGATTTGACTGACTTTATAATCTTGCTCTGCGCATTCGAGTACGATGTCAGTAGCGAGTCTGTGGCTACTACGTTCGATTTGATATCAGTCATATGCTGCGGCATCTGACTGAACATGTGTCTCAATTCGGCTTCAGTATAGACCGGCTTGTCTTCATTTTCCGGATTAACCTTCATCACCTTGACCAGGATGAAGAATATGTGTTTGCATCTGTTCTTACGCTGCATATGGTCGGGGCACGTACATGTCGGTTTGTCTGTAACGATTACGGTGTATATATTATTCGTCGTACCGCACAGATCAAACTTGCGCTCTATGATCGTACGCTCTACGGTCGATGGCTTGACTACGATCTTAGCGGGTTCCGGTTCATCTGAATCCGTATCTAAATCGGAATCCAGCGGGTCTGAGTCCGTCAGATCCGATATGTCATCGGATACATGCTCTTCCGCGAGAGGATGTTCTTCTTCGATCACAGGCTCTACAACCGGATATATTTTCAGCAGATATATCCGCTGTGTCGCGCCTCTATCTTTTCGAGGATTCACAGCCGGCTTGGCTCTGATGAAATTCTTGGTTCTAGTAGACATGGATGATTTATAACGATATTCGTCATAAATCGTACGCTGCAAAAAATTCAATTTTTGTTTGGATTAACAGACTTGACGGCTTTGGCAGATCTGACGGCCTTCGTCGATTTGACTGTCTTGCCAGACTGTACAGTCTGTACAGTCTGTACAGTCTTGTCGGGCTGAACAGCTTTTGTCGGCTTAGCTGCATTGACCGCCTTTATCTGTTTCGTTTTGATGGCCGATCTATTCAGCTGACGTAACCGGTCTGTCGTCGATTCAGAATCAGATGATCGAGATCTATCTGATCCGCTTTCATTATCATTATCTGCTTCAGCGGCATCTGTATTTTCATTCTGATCTGTGTTTGCATCCAGTACCAGATCGGGTCGCCCGTCTTCGAATATAATACGCGTCCCGGTTAGAGTAGCAGCGTATCCTTTGATGCGTATTTTCCCGGCATGTATATCATCGTGGCATTTTTGGCAGATCTGTATGAGGTTAGACCGGTGATTTTTCTTGATATGCGGCTTCGATTTGACGAATCCGTTCTCACAGTCGGCCTGACTATTAATATGATGCACTTCTAGCGGTGTCGGTTTGTTATGCGAATTAGGCAGATTACACAGCATACATTTGTCTACTATTAGATCGGCGTTGTACTTCGATCTCTTATTACAAATCATAGACAGCTCAGGATCTTTGTCTAGCAGTATGTTTTTGATTTCGAGAGCCTTGTTGATGAACTCAGCGTTCCGGATAATAGACTTCGCAACTATAATACCGTAAATCCGTTCGCCTGTCCCGGGCTTCAATCGCCGATCGTACACCAGATCGTCTGTCTTTTCATCGAACTCTACAGACAGATGGTACGCTTTGATGGACGGTACGTTTTGGATCTGTTCCAAGCCCATCAGCTCATGAAGATGTGTCGCAAAGACGAATGTTGATCCGACGCTGTTTAATTTCAACAGAGACGCCGCAACAATAGCGTTACCAGATATATGCTCTGTCCCGCGACACACCTCATCACCGATCACTAGAGTCCGGTTGTCCGCCCTCTTGAGTATGGCATTAAGCTCTACCATCTCTAACGAGAAAGACGACAGCCCTCTGAACAGATTATCGTTTCCCGTGATCCGTGTATACAGAGCCGTATACGGATAGAATTCGAACGATCGGGCCGGCACGAAGAATCCGGCTTGCGCCATTATAACAGCGATGCCGATCGCCTTCATCAGAACAGACTTGCCGGCCGAATTTAAGCCGTAGATCATCATGCCCTTCAGATCGCGCCCGATATCTATGCTGTGAGGTATGTACTCATGCTCTACGATCTGTTCAACGATCGGATGCCGTAGATCTGTCGCCTTGATGTACGATTCAGCTTTGTCGTCCTTCGTGATGATCGGTCTGTTGTAGTTCTGCAACCTAGACACCCGAGCTATACAAAAATAGTAATCTATCTCCGTAACGGTCTTCACAGACTCTTTGATAGAAACCGAGTAATCTTTGTAGATCTGTCTCAGCGTATTAGCATACTTCTCACACACTTCGCTACGAATGTCTTCCATCAGCTCATCGATATTATCTGTCTTGGTCTTCAGGAACGGCGCGCTAATTTTGTACGCGTTCTTGATCTCCTTGTACTCTAACTCCGATGTCTTAATCTTGTGGTTCTGCAGCTCTATGAACTCCAGCTCATCTAGAGCCGTCTTGAGCTTTTCGTACCGCGGCTTCGTGATGTGGAAGTAGTACCCGTCGACCTTATTTGATTTGAGCGTGATTTTGGTTTTTTCCTTTGATTTTGTATCTTTTGCTTCTTTGGCTTCTTTGGATTCGATCATATTGTCCAGTACGTTCTGTAGTTCGATCATGACATCTTGGCTCAGACCTATATCGGCTTGTTTTTTGTCGAGATCGGGGAACACGCCTTTCTTAAAGATGTTCTCTTTGATGTCGGCCCTATGTGTGTAGAGCTTGCATTTCTCCAGATCGAACATCTCCGCGATGTACGTATTCATTTTGGCGATCTTTTTCCGTATGTGAGACGTCTTAATGTACTTCGTCAGATAGTTCTTGCTCTTGATGTCCGAAAACAGAGCGGTCGCCCGAACGAAAGACCTAGCGAAATTTACAAAATCACACGGGCTCAGCATACTAATCTCCATCTTACGCTCTAACCTCTCTATGTCCGAGATGTACCGTAGATTCTCTTCCAGATTCAGATAGAACCCGCGCTTTATCAGAAAATCAACAACGTCGTAGATCTTATTCAATTCTACGGGGTCTGTCATCGGCGCAACCAGCTTCATCTTAATGTACCGCTTCCCCATATGCGTCGCCGCTTTATTAATAACGTCCAGCAGGTTATGAACCTTCCCGGATCCGGATTCCCGTCCGGCATCTACAATATTCAGCTGATTGATCGCATCGTTTCCGAGAGTCAGATTCGACGTGCCGAGATAGAACTTCGGATGCTTGATGCCGAGTATCAGCTTGTCGTAGTGATCCCCGATGTACGTGACTAGAGTCGTCAAAGACTTCCGGGCGTAGATGCTAGTTGTCAGGCCTAGCGTGTCGAATATATTCGCAACACCCTTAGCGTCCGGATACACCGTTTCGAACAGCAGCTTCTGAACTACCAGCTTCGAATGCTCTTGATTGAATGGCCTGAACTGATAGTACAACCCTTCCAGATCCAAGTACTCTGTAATATGGTTTTCGTCGAGCTTGATCAGGTTCTCCTTCTCAATCAGAATCTCTTTCGGGTTGAGGCCGTTCAAAAAGCGTATAGCCTCATCGAGCCCTAACGAGTCATCCATCATATCCGAATAAGATTCATGAACATACACGTCGCCGGTACTCACGTCTATCGCAGACATCCCGATGATGCAGATCGGTTTGCCGTTCTTCTGTATAACCTCTTCGACTACAATGTCCGCAATGAAACTAGAGTTCGGTCTAGTAAGATTCTCTATGTACGTCGCGGGTGAGAATATGCCCATCAGTGCGCGTGTCACGTTCGGCGGCGGCGTCACTTGATCGAATACGATCAGGTTGTACCCGCTGTTTATAAGCAGCGGCATGTACTTCGACGCGGTTTGTATAGGGAACCCCCACATATAAGGGTACGCCATGCTGACATTAGAACCCTTACGCGCAACAGCGGCATCCGTTATAGACTCTAGTTTGAACAGGTTAGGCCCCCTAATATCTGTCCCGTATGCCTCATAAAACTTCCCGACCTGCATCAACACGAGCGTACGGTCTTTGCCGAACTGCTTCACGTACTTATCATGCAGATCCATGTACTCCTTCGTGAGGGATTTTGATTTGGTTGAATCTGTGTCTTTGCTCATTTGTGTAAGTGTATAGGCCGAGAGATTTAAGTAATTGTGTTTGTATTAGCAGTTTTGTTTTGATGGATTAGGATAATTCTGATGGCTGAACAGTCTAAGTCTGAACAGACTAATCAAATCAAGGCTGAACAGACAAAGGCTGAACAGACAAAGGCTGAACACGCGTATAACAATATACCTCTGTTGATATTCGATTTAATTCTGCTACCGTTCACGCTGTGCCGGATCTTGCTGATATACTTATGGGGTGCGAAGTACGCGGTTCGGGGATTTCGGGCTCTAGACATTGTGATGCATGCGGATACGCCGTACTTCAATCAAGATGCTGAGACGTATGATATTAATACGATACGTGCCGATATTCGAACCGTGATCCGAGACGATTCGCGTATTGAGTCAGAATATACACGTGCTGAGCCGAAAGCCGAACATAAAATCATAACAAAAACCGAACCGATAGTCGATAAGACAGTCGTACAGAATATTACGCTGATCAAGAATAATCTAGCCGGTTTGCGCGAGATGCTAAAGCAGTACGCGTCTGATGTAGGGCGGTCACAGGTTGTACAGCCTACGCGGGTCGATAGTAAAAGCAAAAGTGAAACCGCAGAGCTTGACGATACGGCTATACCGCGCAAAGCTGAATCGCGCAAAGCTGAACCGCGTAAAACAAATCGGCTATCTGATGAGACGGATGAAACAGAGACAGAGACACAAACAGAAACAGAAACAGGCGAAACTGAGTCAGATAATTCAGCCGAATCAGATGATACAGATGGATCGGGATCGGGATCGGATTCAGACACAGGATCAGAAACGGGATCAGATGAATCGGACCAAAAAATAGATCCGATCGAAATGTTATTACAGAAGGCGCGTGAGCGTAATCGCATCAGGAATAGCGTATCGAATGGTGCGAATGGTGCGAATGGTGCGAATGGTGCGAATGGTGCGAATCATACAAATCATACAAATCATGCAAATAATGCAAATCAGATAAAGCGCGACATCGGATCGAAGAATACAACGTCGGATCGGTTGGATTCCATCATGTTAAATTTAGAGAGCGCGTTTGAATGAGTTCGTAATTTACTTACGCAACTCCCTGATTTTTTGTTTGACGTACTTTGCCTGAGTGTTGAACACAGAGTCTTCGTTCTGAGGCAGGTTGAAGAACTTGAGATTGAAATTCTTTTCGACGATCTTTTCAAGAATCTTGAGGTTCTTGGATCGGGTCAGTATTTCGTTTCCGATGAAATCGACTTTCTTTTCGACATCTTTGTTCGAGTCACCGCTATCGGTCGATCCTTCTGGCAGAGGCTTAACCATCCCGTCTTTAACGGTCAGCATCTGCAGAATATCTTTGTGCTCCTTGACGAGCGCGCTATCCAAAAATTTATACCGAAGATATTCGTTGATATCGTGCTTGCCGAGCTCACTAGTATCCGCCATGTAGTAGGGGTACGGGTAGCTGGGGTAGCTAGGGTATCCCGCGTACGGCAAGTTTGCTGATACAGTCGATACGGTTGATACGAGCGGGTACAGAGGGTCGAGCGTGGCATAAGACGTCGTGTATCCGGTTTTAGAAATTATCGGCGTATAATACGTAACGCTATCGACGAACGGCGATAGGCTTATACTGGTCGTCGGTGCGTAATAGTAGTAGCTCATCCGCTCTGTTTTATAATATTGGGCGCGATAAAAAAATTATACATTATTTGAAACTGACTTCAATCCGCTGTATTATATAGTCTATCATGCTGTCTACAACTACCTTCGTAAAGCTATCCCGCTGCTCTACAGATATGTTGGACACGCCGTACCTGAAGAACTTATTCAGGAAGCTATTTATTTCGCTCACACCGATCAGTTTGCTTTTTATATAAGCATTCACCAAAGATATCGTCGTCTTGTCTATAGCGCTTATATCTACCGAGGAGTCTGATGATAGAGGCGGGCGCAGAGATATATTAGTTTTATCAGAATCATCTATACGTACGTACTTCACAATAGCCCTAAATATCAACGCAATGTTGTGGGTCATTATGTTATGGACGTGATTTATGAGCCTATGGTCGGCGAGACTTAAGTTATTACCATACAGTACGACGATCTGATTGAACACCCTCTCTTTTGTTTTGTACGGCAGATCTGCATTCGCATCTATCCATTCGAACCCCTCTTCGAGAGACCCGATGTTGTAGTACAACTTCAAAAAAAACACGGGATCGAATTTGAAAGTCGGTAGAGCCGCCTGCTGACTAGTGCCGATAGTCGGCGCTTTGGCCGTCGGTACGCTACAAAAATCATATAACTCAACACGCGTACCGGTGCTGTCTGTTACAACTGTCGGATGGATAGGACACATGCTATATGAACGAACATCATCGTTCAACGTCACAGGGTGTATGATAAAACTATCCGGCGGATAACATGGCCCGATACACTGATAGTTGTTCCTGGATACTGGGTACTTCTCTTCCATAGAATCTGCCAAGGGGGATTCGTATATCAAGAATATTGAAATTGTTTTCGGTTCTTTCATCATAAAGATTTATCCTGTATAATCTTAAGGTTTAGGGGTATGGACACCGATTACACCGTACTGGAGAGCATATACTCTAATTCGAACTGTTCGAATACTAATAACAGCATCCGGTTATCGGCTATCACGGAAAAGCTTGTACTATCTCATCAGAGTATGCATATTTTCAACATGGTCAGCGCTCTACAGGATTCGTCTAATAACTGCGTGCTAGACGGATCGCCGACCGGTACAGGCAAGACGTACACAACGGCCGCCGTTTGCCGCGAAACTAAAAGACAGCCGTTCATAATCTGTCTGAAGTCTAATATCGAAGCGTGGAAAAACACACTCAAAAAGTTTGGCGTCGAACCTATCGGCGTCGTGAATTACGAACTCATCAAACAAGGGAAGTATTACACATACGAGTACGAGTCTGGCAAAATAAATCAAACAAACCAAACAAATCAAACAAATCCGATGCAGATCGTAGAGTGCCCGTACTTAAAAAGAGAGGGATCGCGATTCAAATGGGATTTTTCAGAGATCGGGAAGAAGAATGTTGTGATGGTGTTCGACGAGGCGCATATCTGTAAAAAGAAGACATCGCTCAACGCTAAACTTCTAATCGCTGCAAAATCTATCAAGACCATCCTGCTCTCTGCTACACTTTGCGATAAAATCGAAGACTTTGGGATCTTTGGCATGATGCTTGGGTTCTACAAATCTATCGCAGCCGGAAAAGATTGGCTGAGACATATTATGCTCAAGGAAAAAAGGCGGCTAGATCTAAATCAGAATCAGAATCAACATCAGAATCAGAATCAAAATCAGAACAGCTCAAACGGGTACGTAGATAATATACTGCATCGGGAGATATTTAATAAAAAAGGTAGCCGTATGTCTCTGGCCGACATAGACAAAAAACTATCGAATATTATAAATATCGAATGCTACACCGTCGATCAGAAGATCTGTAAGGAGATAGACAAGCTGTACGCCAAGATACATAAGTACGAAACAGATACGGTGCGCGAACCCATAGCTCTAGAGGCTCTGAATTTTGAGCGCGAAAAGATAGAGAACGTCAAAGCTGAAATATTTATCGAACAGACCATCAGCTACTACGAAAACCGGTCGAGTGTTGTGATCTTTATTAATTACAGATCTACGCACTCTATTATCACATCCGCCCTTCAGAAGCATAGTATAGAGTTCGCGATTATTATTGGCGGTCAGACAATCGATGAGCGTATGCGTAATATAAACATGTTTCAGCGTAACGAGGTGCGGGTGATGGTATCCATGATACAGGCCGGCGGGACATCGATCAGCCTAGATGATACGGTTGGCAATGCGCCTAGAATCTCTATCATCTCACCGTCGTACACGATTATCGAGCTGCTTCAGGCGTTAGGCCGGATCAGGCGATCTAGCACGAAGTCTCATACTCTGCAAAAAATCATATACTGCGCAAATACGTGTGAAGAGCGTCAGGCCGAGATTCTGCGCACTAAAGAAGAAATCATATCTCTGATGACCGGCGAGGATACGGCTAAAGCCCTACTCAAACATAACGATTCGTCTAGCACCCCGATGCCGTACGAGTTTGGTTCTAATATCGCTGTACAATCAGATCCGACACAAGATGACAATCGAATCACATCTCATATATTTCTTGATTCGATGAAAAATGCAGAGCAAAATGTAGAAGTAAGACATCCGGCGAAATCTGTTAAATCGACTAGGGAGACGCGGGATGTACGAGTCAAACATGGGCACACGAGGCGCGATATTATTTGATATTGATTATATAGAGATGGATGTTCAGCATATCGATACTGAACATGATAATATTGGACAAGACAAGCAAGACATGCTAGTCATGCCGGTCATACCAGTCATACCAGTCATACAAACCATACAAGAGCGGTGGTACTGTTACATTCTGCGGAACAGATCTGTCAAAGACGCGAGCCGGACGTATAACGGTAAGACGAATAACCCGATACGCCGGTTAGCCGAGCACAATATGATCGGATCGAAGACCAAAGGTGCGGCATATACGCGAAAATGGGGTTCTAGTACGTGGGAGTTCATTTCTATAATCGGATACTTTCCGAGCGATGTCGAAGCGCTTCGTCACGAGTGGCGGATCAAAAAGCCAGAGGGTAAGAGCCGTACACAAAAGTATAACGGGCCGGCCGGGCGTATCAGAGGGCTGAACTATGCTCTGATGCTTGAGAGATTTACATCGAAATGCGAGACGCCGATCAAAGACATGGATCTGAATATATGGGTGCTGAACGAGTACGCCGATCTACTAGACGCCAAGCATAAAATGGGGCTAGACAAGCTGCGTATAATCGGATCTGACGTGTTGGATGCGGCGTACATTACGGAACACATACACACCGTACAAGATCAGTAAAATTTGGCGAATTCGTTCAGATTCTGCATCGTGATCGGTGTCATCATTTTGATGATGCGCGGCTTTTCCATGCTCAGATCGACTCTATAAACGGTCGGCGTATTTGGCTGGTCTAGACCGAGCTTCTTGACTAGCATATCCGTCAGATCTTTCTTCTGAGCCGCATCGTACATCCGTAGTGTTACGTATTCGTTAATAGATCCAGATGGCTTGACGTTCTGACTATACGCATCCCATACCGGCAATACATCACAGTGCGCTTTTTGATTCGAATCGCATACCATCACCATGAAATAATTTTGTAATTCCGGGACCGGTTGTTGGAATATCGGCTTCGGTTGGCTAATAGAACTCATCGGTTGTACTACTTGAGCTGTCGGGGGCATGTTATGCATATTAGACATGTTAGGCATGTTATGCATATTAGGCATATTAGGCATATGGCGTGTGTGATGTATGTGTTTCATTTGTGGCATCTGTGGCATCTGTGGCATCTGTGGCATCTGTGGCATCTGTGGCATCTGTACCATGCTAGACATATGAGCCATATGAGACACAGGAGGATGGGTCGGCATAGTATATGGGTTGACGAATTTTCTAATCATGCCCGTGTTATGTGGAGCTTGTACAATCTGTGAAGGTTGAACGGTTTGTGCGTTTTTCTGTATTTGACTAATAGTCGCCGAATCCATCCGGTGTATTTTTATTAGGATGGCGTGTATACGGGCCATGCTATTTGTGTCGTGTTGTATCTCATTCAGTATCCGCATCTGTAGATCCAGAGCATCGATTCTACTTTTCGGCGGTTGAGTCGGATCGTTCAGGATGATCGAGAGTTTTAAAAAATCCATGATCTGTTCCAGGTCATCCATTTATCGTACGTCGATATATTGTATGTCGATATATTGTATATGCGGATTGTTTTTTGGATGCGTATATTATATTAGATTAGATTAGAAGACCATGAGTCGTACCGGTAGTATAGGTAGGTTCGTGCCGGAATCTGATAGCGTGAAAATATTAAAGAATGTTGTACAGTCATCGTATCCGAATCTGAATACGGCAGATCAGAACACTCTACACAAGTATATATATTTTTTGATCCAGTACATCGCGGTGTGTTTTGACTTCTATTCGGATGTTAATGGATTCCGGACAAAATTGGAACAAAATTCTTACAAAGACTGCCGGTGGCTGCTGACGTATCTCATACCGTACATCGATACGGAGACCATATCGTTGGCAGATATTAAAAACCTATCCGATCTGTACACTTTGGAGGAGCCGGATCAGGTAAAACACGATATTCCGCCCGAGGACAGTACAAGATTCCCAAATCTACAAAGCATATCGTACAGATCGCCGCGGTACGTATTTTCGAACATACAGTACTCTAGATTCGATCGGCGTAACTCTTACAAGACCGTACAGTACGACGAGTCTCATATCAGACATAATTTCGCTCTGCTGATGAAAACCATCAAAGACGTTCGGTACAAGATGTACGTGAATTGGATAGACATCGTACCGATCAGGATGGACGATTATAAATCAAGCCGTCTGTACGAAACTACAAAAGCCGGACTGCAGAACATTAGCGATTGGGATCCGTTGGACATGACTATGACTATGACTAATGAGAGCTTCGACAAGTTTGAGCCAGATGTATCAGACGCTGAGATCGATAGCTTTTATTCGAAGACGCTAGGCCTCAACATCGGGGATATCTACAACACGATCAATTCCGATCTATACGGTTCAATCGTTCAGTACAAATGGCTTCTGTTCGATATATATACGGCGAGCGGCAGTTCTAGTGCAAAACGTATTACGGTACCCATCCTGTACGTTCTGAGAGATGTGTTTGGCATAAAACTCATGCTGAGCGGTACGTCTTACGATGAGCTGAGTTCCGACGATCGGAATGCATTTGACACAAAGTTCAGAGAGCTGCAAAGTATGTACGGATCGACTAGTAGTACGTCTATCTTACATCCTAGCGCCGTCGATACGTTAGTCAATTCGATCGTGTTGTTTTACAACCAGAAGTATTCGAAGATCAAGAGGAAGGGCTACGTACCTCTACCGCCGAACATGACTAGATCGAACCCGGACGACTACGATCATAATAGATCGTACGACAAGGACAAGACCGTAATTCTTACAACACTAAAATCCATGGACCCTAGCTCTGTGTACGGGTTTATTGTAGAGGCGTTGGAAGGGTTCGGGCGCACGTGGTTCGGGCTGAAGCTATTGAATCCGGACAAGACAGATGTCGTAGATGTATCACAATGTAATTACGCCGTGTTGGAGAGCGGGGACTACGTGACGTACAAAAACATCTACAACTTTTGCAAATCGATCGTACATCATACTCAAACACCTCAAACACCTCAAACACCTCAAACACGTGAAAATGCAAATACATACATCAGGTACCCGGCTCTATGGGATGCGATAGACGACGTGGGGAAAACAGATTTCACAGATCGGATACGCGGAACGAAAGACTACAGATCGTGGTTCAATATCTTTTCGAATCTGCTGCATCCCATCAAGATGTACGATCAGTCTATCGATGCAACAGCGACAGCGACAGACCGCAATATCGTGATACAGATCAATCAGCACATGTCTGACATCTACAACCTGCTGAAGACGTCTATCATCGATATAGTGTTCGAAACTATGATAGGAAAAGGCATTCTGAGCACTATGATCGCGAAGACAGAGCTGACGAATGCGCAGCTGTACGATGTGTCTGACAGCGTGAAAAAATCGAACCTAGTGAAAGCCGTAACCGGATTGTATTTTTCACCTGAATCGCCGTACATGAAGCACTGCTACTTCTACATGACGAATACGCCGTATAATAAGGTAGGTACGCATATAGTGGATATCGATAATAAGAAGCAGAAGTTGAACTACATAATCGCGCAGTCTACAATAAGCCTAGCCCCGTACATCAATACGGCGTACCATTGGGTGGCTCAGATCGGGTTCTGTCATAAGTTTATACACAACAGAGTGACATACATCACAGGAGCGACAGGCGCCGGTAAATCGACAGAGATCCCGAAGTTTTATCTGTACTATTTGAAAAGTTTGGATCGGATCGATGACGGGACGGTAGTTATTACAGTACCCCGTAAGAACGCCGCCGAAAAAACATCGGACTACATCAGCAAACAGCTAGCCTTGCCGTACAATATTTTTGATTTTGATTCAGATTCGACAGATACGACCGAGCCATCTATCAAAAACAGATCCGACCTATTCTACGTACAGTTCAAGCACAGCGGCGATCGTCATATATCGAGCGGGCGGTTTCCGAAGATGCGATTCGTGACAGACGGCTCTGTGATTGACGACATAAAAGATCCGATGATCAGATCGAAACGAGTCGGGAAGCACGGCAAATACGTGTACGGTAGATCGGATCTGTTTAATATACTGCTTGTAGACGAGGCGCACGAGCATAATGCGAATATGGATATCATATTATCGATGGCCAAGAATGCGGCGTACTACAACAATCGGTTCAGATTATGCATAGTCAGCGCGACGATGGCGGAAGACGAGCCGGTGTACAGACGATTCTATCGAGACATCAATGACAACCGTAAGTATCCTCTGAGTACATGGTTAGCCAAGCACTCTATCGATCGGATCAATACGGATCGGCGGTTCCATATATCGCCGCCGGATGTCGGAACCAGATTTAGTATAGAAGACATATACAGGCCGGCCGAATCTATTGTATCCATAATAAAAGAAATAATCAGCAAATCGGAATCCGGTGAAATCTTGGTATTCCAGCCCGGGTCGGCCGAAATTAATAAGCTAGTAGCTGAACTCAATAATAGTGGTGTAACGCCGCCAAACACGATCGCCCTACCGTACTACGCAAAGATGCCGAAAGACAAGAAAGAGATCATCGAGCAGATCCATAACGAGCTGAAAAATATTAAGCTGAGCAAATTAGAAGACTTTACACAGAAATCTCTTAACGCGTACGAAGGCAGTTACAGCTACACGAGAGCCATTATCGTCTCTACGAATATATCGGAAGCCAGTATCACATACCCGTCTCTCAAGTACGTTGTCGAAACAGGTATCGAAAAAACAGCGGTGTACGATTACAAAACCAGATCGAATGTCATAAAACCGAACGGTATTACAGAAGCCAGTCGGAAGCAGCGGAGAGGTCGAGTCGGCCGTAACTCACAAGGCACGGTGTACTACACGTACGAAAAAGATTCTATGCTGATGAACCGGAAGCAGTACAACATATCCGTACAAGATTCTCATTTTTCCATATTTCTGAAGCTAATAAAAGACGCGTCGGATTTACCGATCTTCACAAAGACCGTAATAGATGTGATGCGCGGAACTTACGGAGCTAGTCAGGTTAATGCGAATACTGTAATCAGCGCCATAAAACAATCGTATGGTTCGGAGTATTCGAGTTCGAATTCATATTCGAGCAAGTTCGTCGAATCGATAATCGATATCATAACAGAGCTCTACATGCCGAACGGATACTATGTACCGTACGCCGGAATCCAGTACACCAGTACCAGTACCAGTACCATGCCCATGCCCATTACGTCTGACACCAGATACGGCTACCCGTACGATTTGTATTTCTCAGGCTACGACTACAAGCAGCTGACAGATGTACGGGGTACATTTTACATCGTACACCCGGATGAGTTAGTCATAGACCGGAATATCAACGGTGATGTAGTACGGGTCATCAAAGACATCGAGCTAGTAGATGTATCACCTTTAAATCCGGATATACCGGCCATACAGCAGAAACTCATGCGATCGCAAAAGATCAGATCGTTTTGGCTATCTTTATTAGACGGCCGGTACTGTACGATAGACCAGAGCCATGATCGTGATCATGATCGTGATCGTGATCGTGATCGTGATCAGAATATAGTCAAAACAGTTCTAGGCTCAATTATGGAGTACTGTCTATCGAAGCTGTCGAAGTACGCGGAGTTCGAAGAGAACCAGGATTTCATGAAGATGATCATCTTAGCGTACGGTTTGGCGGATACGGTTGATTTTAATATTATACTGAGCGCCGTATGCTACACGATTATAGCGGATCTGAAACCTGTAAATATTTTTAGAGAAGAGCTAGAGCCCCCGTCTACCTTGTATGGGAAGCATATACAGAGTATGGAATCCCTATCACAATCCACACAATTTAAGTCTATGCAAAAACAATCTGCGAAGGCTATTTTGAACCGAACGAAAGCGATACTGAATCCGATGGATCCTAAGTTAGGCCATTCCGATATGTCTGTGCTGATTAAGATCGTACAGATAATAGACAGCTTGATAAAAATAACGAATTTAGAGGCCAGTCAGACCGAAGTTACGACGCAAGATGTGTATGACGAGAAAGATCTAGAGGCCAGATATCGCGCGATTAGTCTGAAGCAGGAAGAATTGATCAACAAACAGATGACGGTTCTGCAACAATCTTCTAGTATGACCATACTCAAAGGCATGGGGCTGAATATGTATATGTTGAAACGGTATCTGAGTCTGAGACAGAAAATGAGAAGCGGGATACTCGATCTGATTTTGAACGTCGATGGATTCAAGAGGGCGCGCACAGGGTTCGATAAGTTTGACGATATACGCAAGCTGTTCGAAGACGATAGAGCGATAATGAGCCAGCACGGCATAGACGCTCTGAGAGCTAGCCTGCTACTCAGCTTCCCGTATTCAATAGTTCGGAAGATAGACGGCACAGACTATCATTATCTGTCTGTATATACGCCAGACCTGTCTACGATATACACGATCGGTTCGATTAGCCAGAACTACTACTACCCAAATACGTACGTCAATAAGGAATATTTGCAGAAGTACGTGCATCATGCAAATTTGAATACAGAGGCGGGTACGATAGATGTCTTGACAGAGATAAAACCAGAGTATATCATGCTGATCGGAAATGTGTACCGGAATAAGACGTATGGTACGGATACGATTAATACGAAACCGGAAGCGATACAGAAGTACGCAGAACTAATTAAGAGCCGCAGTACGCCGCGCAAAAACTTGGATGATCTGTACGCCATAGATGGGGCTAGGAAAGCTGTCCAAAATATTAAGCATGAACTGACATCCGTGATCGGCGGATCTAGTACAGATGCTGTGAGTATAGAGCAGATTTTATGGGGCGTCTGATTTTTCAGTTTATTCCTTCTTCACCTTCCGCAGCTCGTCGTACAGTCTGAGCATCAGCTCGTCCAGAGTCTGATTAGAATACCGCTCATTCAGCCAGTCGTTAATACTTAATCCAACGGAAGCCAACACATCATCTCTCTCCCGGATGATATTTCTTGAGTAGTTACGTATCAAGTTCCGATACTTAATTCCTTTCTCGTGTATGTTTGAGAATAGAAGCTTGATCAGCTTGTCTCTCGAATAGTGAGGGTACTCCAGCCTCTGATCCACGTACCAGATGCTCCATAACGCGCAAAAACCACCGGGGTCACCGATCCTGTACGTCCGCTCTTCTTGGGAATCCATCATCTGAAAGCCTATTTTCGGTATGTAGGTCTCGGGTCTAATGTATTTGATGTTCTGATCGATAGACGTAAAGTACCGGTCCAGTATGTCGTCCAGCTGTTTCGAATTGTAGTTGAAGCCGATAGGTGTCGTACCGCCGTGAGGTTCGAACCGCTCTATCTCTTTTATATTTTTGTCGTATATCAGATAATTCGCGTGAGATCCTGTTTTCATCTCGATGCCGATCGGTATAATGATCCATCTTGTAGCAGATTTTGAGCACTTATTAAACAGATCCGCAAAGTTGTCTATCATGTACAGCTTGTAGTCTATCCACACTATTTCAAAGTTCAACAGGTCGCATCGGCCGCTCATAATCAGACCCATCGATCTGTAAAAATCACACAGAGCCTGATTTGGATTCGGATCGCGGCCGATCGTCGAACACGCATTCGGATGCTTTTTCAGAAGATAGAGTAGGCCGAACAGGATGTCCAACAAAGAGCCTGTGAACGTCGTAATGTCTAGCATAATACCCTCTTTTATCGAAATCTCTTTGCCTATGTTCGAAGGGTACGATTTCTGACAACACTCTAGTTGATTTGTTCTGATCTGCTTCAGCGTCTCTAGTATCCTGTCCTTAATTACGCCGAAACATAGAGCACTAGCACTACTGTCTACCTTGTCTGATTTTGTGATCGTATTCTTCTTCAGCACTTCAATCTGATCGTCCGTCAGATCTACAAAGTTCCGCGCGCATATCTTATGAATCTCGTCCGTCCACTCCTTCTTTTTTGTCTTTTGCAAGAGGTAGATGTAGGATTTCACAACAGTGTTTATCAGCAGACTAAAGTCCTCCATCTTTTCACTAATAAAATCCACGACCATCTGAGAGTTCGAATTTTTGGCAAAGATATTCAGCCTCTTTTTCTCAAGTATGCTGATGTAGTTCTTCCACAGCTTCAGATAAACCAGATAATGCAGACACGTATTACCGTACGCATCCTGATAAGACAGATTAGAGTCCTCGATCAGAGCATCTATGTATTTTTTATACAGAGGGTCGGATGGATCGTAAGAGTCTAGCACCTCGTGTAGTACGATTTTGCCGTCTATGTTCCAGTTGTTCAGATTCGGCTTCTGTTTGATGATCAGATCGAAACATCTGTCGTGTTTCTCCTTAATACAGTACGTCAGAGGTGTATTACCGTAAAAGTCTTGCCTATTCACATCCGCTCCGTGTTTGATCAGGATATCAACGATCTCGATGTTGTTCCAGCCAACCGCGTAGTGTAAAGGTGTAAAATCCGTATCATCGTCCGAAATATTCGGATCTGCTCCAGCTTCTATCAGATGAGTCGCGATATCCGTGAACTGATAGTTGATCGCGA